GTAAAAATCCTCCTCCCACTTTAAAAACTCCTCCACTGACTTGAAGGATGTGTGTGATTGTGCCTGAACTCCATCACAATCTTGCGACCAAACATTTATGAAGGCTACTCCATCCCGAAGTATTGCCTCCTGAATTTGCTCCACGCTACACATTTTCAATCACGATTAAAATTGCTCTGTCCATTCTGCGGGTATCTGCCATATAGATATTCCCCATTTTTTCTAACCACTCATAAAAATCTGTGGCTCTTCTGTGCTGTTCTTTGGCTCTCGCCTTGTTTTGATTGCTCATAACTTTTTGATTTATCGGTTTCCGTTTCGTTCTTTTGAACTCATCAGCAAGGACACTCATCCTTGTACGTGAGTGTCTTTGAAGACACTCCCCGCATTTAATCGCCACCCTCTCACGCTATCATCGCTTTACTTTGATTGAAGCGATTAGACAAAGCAAGCCCGCACTCCCGCAAAGGACACACATAAAAATCTCGCTGTCAACTGAATTGAATTTAATCAACTCCTGAACTTTCCCGCTTGTAAGGGCTACAGCTAAGGACAAATAAACTACCGCTAAGGCAAACGATTTTAAACAAACTTCTAATTTCATAACTCATAAATTTTTGTTAGCTGTTTCGCCATTTGTGGCTCATCAGTGCGGACACTCATCCGCATACAGCGGAGCGGTTTCCCGCTCCTTTGCTTGCTAAAGGTACATTGCGATGTCTTGATGAATTTCGCCCTTTACGATGAACTTTTGGAAGTGTCTCGCTAATTTCAAAATTTCCTCAGCCTTGGCTGTGTCTCCGTTATACATTGACACGATGATTGGCGTGATGGTTTTCAAAAACTTTTCGTGTGTGCCTCTCGGATTGTTCACGCTGTAGTTAACCAACTCGTAAAACAATTCGTATCGTCTCATCATTTGTTTAACGCTCTCGAATTTACTCGGGATTCTAAACTCCAAACAACTACCTTTTACAAGGGCTGTTTGATATTTGTGATGCCATCCCGTACTGCTGTAGTGGTAGCCATCAGTAGAATTATATCGGCTCTCATACTCGGGCTGTAGCCTACGATTTGCCCCGCAATATGTGTTTTTCAATCTCTTGCGAAACAAGGCTAAGATGATGCCCGCATTTTTGCGAACTAAGGCGTTCAATTCAACCCCATTTAAACCATCACAGCCTATTGTAATGTGCCCGCCACATCTTCTGTCGCTTGGGCTGTGGCTGTCATCGATGATTCGCTCCGCTTTGTACATCATATCGTAAACTTTCGTTCTCCATTGCCCCGCAGGTAACAAAGGTAAAATGTGCGTTACAGCCTCATAGCCACAACTTGAGTCCGTTTCAAACCCGCAAAACAATTCGTACTCTCTCACAGCGTTACGGCTAAGTTGATTTTTTTCAACCTCGAAGCCTATTGTAAATTTGCTCTCGTACTCTCTACCATCAAATTTGATGGCGGTTCTTTGCTCGATGGCTTTTAGCCCCGCAACATCAACCCTATGGGCTGTTTTGTTTAAAAAATTAGGGCTTGGTTTGCTGTGGTATCCCGCAACTTGACCTCTTCTTGATTCCCCTGTAGTAGTGTAAACGATTCCTTGATTGCTCATAAAAAATTGGTTTTAGTTTGTGTCTTTAAAGACACTATTATTGATTAATTGAATTAGTTAGAAAAGCTATAGCCTCCAAAATTTCTTCGGTGCTGTTTGTGGTTGCAATTGCACCCGCCTCATTGATACGGATTGAAACATTTTTTGCACCACCTTTGTAGGTCATTGTGAAAATTGTAGGGATGCGAATTTCAACCCCGATTTCCCCGCTCTCTTCGGTCTCTTCGCCATCTTCGGATGCTCCACCATCTTCGGCTGTAGCTCCACCACCTAAGCGAGCAAATTTAAGCAAGCCCTCTAAAGTTCTGTTTGGCTCTTCGCCTCTCGCTTCGGCTTCATCACATAGGCTATTGAATTGCTCCACTTTGGTAGCCTCCAATTTCCCCGCCTTGATTACTTTGTAGAAGTACGATTTTTGCCATCCAAAAACTTTGTTTCCGATTTGCTCATTAGTCCAATAGATACCCGCTTCGGCTGTAGCTGTTTTGCCCTCTTCGGATGTAAACCAATTTACAGCCTCCACCACCTTAGCGGATAGTTCCAAAGTTTGTGCAAATTTCTTTTTTTGTCCATTTGCAAGTGTTCTTTGCAAGCCTCTGATTCCTCTCAGGTCGATAGCTGTTTGGATGTTTGTTTGGCTTAAAAAAGCCGCCTCGATTGTTAAAAGTGTACTCATAATTCCTAAAATTTAATGTTAATTAATTGATTTTCAGTTAGTTAGCTCGAAATGTCTCTCATTCCTCGTTCTTTCTGAGTTCAAATTTAGTCTATTAGTACATTACCACCAAACATTTTTTCATCTTTTTTTCAAAAAATATCATTTTCTCAATGTTTACGGGGCTTCACAGAGGGCAAATTCCCGTAGTTTATACAGCGATTTATTCATCGGAGGGGCTTAACCCTTTGTTAGCAAGGGCTCGCAAGGTTTTTAAAGTGTCTTTAAAGACACAAAAGCGGGAGCTCACAGCGGGGCTGTTGATGTTGATGTTGGTACACTATAGGAGCGGGAGGCTGTAGCTGTGGCGAAGCGGAGCGGGTCGCTGTAGCGGGGCTGTAATGTATGCGGGAGCGGGGCTGTAGCTGTAGCTGTAGAGCGGGGCTGTGGGCTGTAGGCTGTAGCAAAAAGCCTAAAAAATCCGAGAGTTTTTTGGGAAACGCCCCCCCACCCCTCCAAAATAATCCGACTTTCCTGCCGGGGGTCGGCTCGCCAAACCGCTATACTACCCAAACACTATATGAACCTGATAATAAAAAATACCTATCTTTGTAGTGAACTTTTAAAATTTCGCAAAATGAAACAACCTTTAAATTTAAGAAACAGTATTTACCAACAGAAGAACGTAGGGTCTTTTGAGGGGTTGACTGTAAAAGATGGTATGTTGATTAACAACAGACCTGATGGACAGAGTGGTATTGCACAGGCTGCTCAAGTAAGAAAAGCTATGAAGACTGCTGAGAAAATTTCTATTGTAGCAAGAGGAAATGCTATGGCTGAGATGATGGAGAGTGAAGATAGCTGTGATATGTAGTCAAAACTCAATCTAAGAAATAGAGAGATTCGTAAGTTTCTCTCTTTTTTTTTTGATAATCGACATAACCGGTTATATTTTCTGTTGTTTTTGCGACAACTTAATTTTCATAACTAATTGATTATTAACTCTTTATTCTTTTAATGTCGATAATGTCAAAAAAGAGTAAGTTTTATAGTCAGAAAAAATATATATATAGTAGTATTTCCTAAGAGAGAGTAGGGAAAATCAAAAATCGACATTCCGACACGATGACATATTCAAACGAACCTGAAAATAACAACAACACTATTATAATAGTGTTAGTTTTGTACATAATTATTGTTTTGCTAACGCATATTTTTTTCAAAAGAGGTATTAATTAACTTTTATTGTACTATATTTGCACGTAACAATTAAAAATCAAATCAAATGTTAGAAAATCAAGGTTATTCTCCCAAAGATTTATGTTTTGGGGAGATAGGTAGAAAGAAATTAGTCAGTGGCGTTACTAAAATGTCCAAGGCTGTAAAGAGTACATTGGGTCCGGGAGGAAATCCTGTGCTAATTGAATCCCCAAACCACACACACGGTATTACTGTAACCAAAGATGGTGTAACTGTTGCCAAATCAATTGACTTATTGGACCCAAGTGAGAACCTTGCGGTTAAGATGATGAAGGAAGCTGCCGAGAGGACTGCTACCGCAGCAGGAGATGGTACAACAACTGCTATTGTCCTTACTGAGGGGTTAGTTATTAACGGTCTTGGTCTTATTAGTGAGACTATGAACCGGACAGAGGTGCTAAGAAGTATGGTGGAGATAAGCGACAAGGTGGTGGACAAGTTACGAAGACGAAGTAAGAGAGTTACAAGTACAATGCTTACAGATGTGGCGAGTATATCGGCAAATAACGATAGGGAGATAGGGAAGATTATAGCTGAGGTGTACAAAGATGTGGGTAAGACCGGGATTGTTACAGTTGAGAAGAGTCAGACTGATGAAACTTATGCTGAGACCACGTTAGGATTGAAATTTGACAGAGGTTACTTGAGTCCTATGTTTATAAATGACTCCAAGAAGGATGAATGTGTCTTTGAAGACACTATGGTATTGGTTGCTGATATGGAGATTACAAATATTCTTCAGATTGAGAGCGTATTGAAACCAATTGTTAGTGAAGCTAAGAAGTTGCTAATCATTTCTCCTTGTGGTCAGAACTTAATCAATAGTTTGGCGGCAAATGTTGTCAAAGGAAACATAAAAGTATGTGCAGTTCCTCCTCCGAGCTTCGGATACAAGCAGCACGAGCTGATGCAAGACATCGCAATCAGTGTTGGTGCTACATATTTCAGTGAAAAGACCGGGGATGACCTAAGTATTATCAATTATGGAGACCTTGGGCACGCTGCTAAGGTAATTGTGAGCAAGGATAAGACCGTTATCATCAAGTCAGACCTGAAATTAGACCAAGATGCTATCTTGGAGAGGGTAAATCAGCTATGGGATGCCCATAAAAACGCTATAAAGAAGCACGATAAGGACTTTATTTTGGAAAGAATAGCGTCATTAACGGGTGGAATTGGGGTAATTTTTGTAGGTGGTCAGACAGATTTGGAACAGAAAGAGTTATTTGATAGAGTCGATGATGCTGTTTGTGCAGTACGTTCTGCACTCGAGGAAGGGATTCTTCCGGGTGCAGGAAAGGCTCTTCTTGAAGAATCGGCAGCTTTAGAGATTGATAAGACTAAAAGCGATGAGTATAATGCAGCTGTGATGATTTTGAAAGGAGCACTTATGGCTCCGTTCTTACAGATACTTGAGAACGCAGGACTAAAGGCATCAGACATTTACAAGAATGGAGTTGCTGAAGGTCAAGGTTACAACTTGAAGACAAGAGAGTTTGGAGACCTGATTAAGATGGGAGTAATAGACCCACTGAAAGTAACACGTTCAGCATTGCAGAATGCAGTGAGTGTAGCTGTAACAATCTTGAGCACTAACGCCATAATTACGTTAGCTCGTTCTTATGTGCAGGCTGAAGACTAAAAGGTTCATAAGATTTACTGTGATATGGGTGGCGTGTAACCTATCAATACCATTTTGGATGGTAGGGCACGTACACCTAACGGTAAATCTCTATGAGGACTTTATTGAGATAGTAGCATCAATGGGAATGAATATAATAGTTGCCATTGGTTTTTGGTTAAATTGGAAAGACGAATCGAAAAATTATGATAAGAGGGATTGATTATATTACGATAGAAGTTTATGGATTAGTAGAATCCGGGAATGCGAGTTTATATGAATGTCAAGTAGCATTAGATAATAATCCAAGATTTGATAAGTTCGTAGCGGAAGCATTGAATCATAGAAGGGGAACCGGATATGTAGATGTAGCATTGTACCCTAAGGATGGGGATAAAAGAAAGTTTATACAAGACATAAAAGAGATGGGGCTATGAATATACTAAGTAAAATATTAGATGAGTACCCTGATGAAGGGTTATTAAAAATTGATGGATTTAATGATGCTATTATCGGAGTCTCCTCTGACATTAGGATTGTATATTCTATTGATAAGATTATTGATATTCTAAAAGAAGATATGACTGAGGATGAAGCGATTGAATTTTTTGAGTTCAATATTGAATCTGCACACATTGGAGATAAAACACCTATTTACGTAAAAATAATAAATTAAATCAAATGAAACCAATTGGAAAATACATTGTCATCAAGACTATTGATGAAGAGTTGAAAACAGAATCAGGATTGTTTCTCTCAGGAGAGGATATGAATCAGATGCGTTACAAACGTGGGTTAGTAATAGAAAGCGGCACTGATGTGCCACACATCAAAAAAGACGATGACATCTACTACGATAAGGCTCACGGATTTACAATGATAATTGATGACAAGCAGTACACGATTATTACCGAGAGGGATGTCGTTGTTGTTTTATAATCTTATTCATTTCAATAATCATATTTTTATAAACCTTGTCTGAGTAAGACAGTTGTCGTTGAAACATTTTATTGTAAGATTCACTAACGGGGATTTCTTCCCCGCTTAGTTTTCTATAGATTGACTGAATCATCGCATTGGATTTTATTGATAATTGATACATAGCTTTTCTACCACCGGGTGTCATAGGACTTCTGAATACCTGAATCCACCCTTCTTTTCTTAGCCTTTCAAATCTGTGTTTATCCCATCCAAGCAAGGTATCAAACTCTATAAATTTATCCCTATCGAAATATTTTTCAGAGTATAGGAACAATAACATATCTAAGTCAGCTTGAGTTAGTTCGTATTTTATCTTTACGAATTGGCGAATGACTCTCCAATATTTTAGGTAGTCGTGTTGATTTGATTTCATTTAATTTTTTTTTATTACATTTGTACAAAGTTATTGATTATTAATTTAACAAATTAGAAATTATGCCTGATTTGAGACCCGGACAATACAAAAGAATTGGAAGAATATCTGAGAAGAATCCTGAAAGAGCACTTGCAGTTTCCGAAAGAATGGAAAAAAGAGCATCTCGTGAAGAGAGAGGAAAAGAATTTGTAAAGGATAAACCTGCTCGTGAAAAAATTAAAAGTGATTTTGCACAAGGTGTAGCTCGACTATACGATGGTGGAGGAAAATCGTTATTAAGAGGAGAAGAAAATCCTCGTGCAAAAAAAGATGCTGTTAAAAAAATTACAAGCAGAGACATTCCATTAGCTCCAACTCCTGAACCATTATTTAGTAGAAGATAATTATGAAACAGCAAGCACAAAGACCTGACACACCGTTAGCGGCTACACCGGAACCACAGCCTGTTAGTTCAGGATTGCAAGCTGCTCCGCAAATAGCAGGAAAAGCACCTCAGCAAAGAGCTGCAACTAAGTATGAGCAAACTGCAAATAATGCTATACAGCAAATTAATGTAATGTCTCAAATGAAGATGGCTCAAACAGCACCACCTCCTGAAGCGGCACAACCACCTCAACAATAATAGTTATGGCAATTAATAGAAAAGATACACCATTAGCGACTACATCAGAGCCTAAAGCAATAGACCCTGTTGTAAAAAAGACACAATCTGTTGACCCTGATACGGGTGGTACTGTGTATAAACATACGTGGAGTAATACTTATGGTAAAAAATCATCAAAACCTACAACTAAAACAACAACACCTTTAGTTAAAAGAGAAACTACTCCTGTTAAAAAACAAAGTAGTGCACCTGTTAAAAAAGAAAGTAGTGGAACAAGTTCAGGAGAGAGGTCATTTACATCTTTACCAAGACTTACTCCTGCGGGTAGAACGGATGACACAAAGCCAAAAGCTAACATCCCTACTGAAACTCAATTATCTAAAAATACTAAAACAAAAACAGATAGATATAGAGCGGTAAATAACCCGGGTTACGAAACAAGAAAAGATAAAAGTCAAACTTTCGACCAATGGGATAAATCTGAAAAAGAAAGAACTCAAAAAAATTCAGCTAAAAATAGAAGATGGGATTTTCTTAAAGGCAATGGAGGTAATGGAGAAATGGATAAAAATAAAAGCGGAGGTTGTACTAACTGTTAATATATAAATTATGACACCAAATAAAAAATCTCCTACTCCTGTTAAAGAGGTAAAGAAAGAAGAAAAAACTACTAAGGTAAAATCGTCTGAAACAGTTGAGTCGAAAGTTACTGATGTAGGTACTGCATTAGCTGATATTCAAAAAAGAGCAGATGCAAGAAAAAAAATTGTTGACGAAGGTCAAAAAAAACTTAACGATGCTCGAAGAGCTGTAAAGGAAAGAGGTAGTACTCAAACCGGGTCAGGCAAACTTCAAGGATTAGCAAGTTTGAAAAACACTTTGGGAACTCAGTATTTAAAAGAAACATAAACAACTAAATTTAAAAAAAATGGCAAAAGCAACACCAAACTTACCTGCATCATCAAGAATGAAGATGCCAATGGCAGCAAACAAGCCTGCTATCAAAAATGCACTTAAAGGACCTTCCAAAGCGGCAGGAGTGAAATCAGTGAAAACTGCAATCAAAAAGAAATAATGGCTAAAGAAAAAGACACTCCGAACTTACCGGGTTCATCTCGTATGCAGATGCCAAGCACCGGTGGAAATGGTACTAACGGGTTAATTCAAGAACACGGTGGTATGGCAAACAGCAGCAAAGGCGTAACTAAAAGAATTTTAACCGCTGCAAAAGGAACAGGAATGAAAGGAAAAAATCCTTACGGAAGTATTTGTTAATCATTAAATTTAAAAAAAATGGGAAGACCTAAAAAAATATCTGATGCTGAGGCAGAAGTAATTAAAGATGCAATCATTGATGCATTAGAGAATAACGAAGAGGTAGCAACTGAAGAGGTAGCAACTGAAGAGGTAGAACAAGAAGTTCCGCTAAATCCTGAAACGCAGCCTGTTCCTGAAGTAACTCCTGCCGGACATCCAAGTAGAGACTTTCACAGTCCTGTTTAATAAAAACAAACCAAGGTTACTAATAACATTTTATTAGTAACCTTGGTTTTTAAATTTAATAAGATGAAAAAAGTAATTGAAAAAGCAAAGCAATACGAGTCTAAAAAATCATTGGATGGCAAGATGAAATTCCTAAAAGGAAATATCAGTAAATTGCCTGTTCAAAAAAATAAAAAAAAGTAATATCTTTACAAAATGAAATCACAAGGATTAGGAGATACAATTGAAAAAATAACTACTGCAACAGGAATTAAGTATGCAGTAGATGCTATTTCTAAAGCAACAGGGAAGGATTGCGGATGCCCTGAAAGGAAAGTCGCTATGAATAATCCAAAGTTATTAATAAACAAAACATTTTATAAAATATAGAAATTATGCCAACACCAAAATTACAACCATCAAGAGCAATAATCGCTCATAAATCAGATAATGCTGATATTGCATATCCTAACCAAAACGCAGCAGGAACAAACACTTCTGTAGTTGCTTTTAAATTAATTAATTCATTTGCAAAGTATGTTACAAAAAATATAAAGACAGGAGATGTCGTTCATAATGACGTAGCAGGAACAGCAGCAACTGTAGTTTCTGTTCAAAGTGAGACTGAACTTACATTAAATGCAAACATATTTACTTCTACCGGTCAAGGGTATGCTATATATGCAATGTCTCCTCAGACAAGTTTGGGTAATCAAGGGTGTGTTCTTTATGTGGGAACAGGAGGAAATGTAAGAGTAACCACAAGTGGTAACGACATACTTACTTTTATTAATGTTCAAGATGGAACATTTTTTCCTATAAATGTAATTAAATTATGGTCATCAGGAACTACTGCTACTAACATTATAGGTCTTTGGTAATATGCAAATATCAGTAGCAATATTAGTAACAGTCAATAGGGCAAAAGGCTATATTGAAAAAATAATAAAATCTTTTATTGCAAGAGTAAATTCACTTGGAGGTATATTTGAAGCAAAACAGTGTTTAACAACAGCATTAAGGAAATTAAATACTATAGGATTACTTAGCAAGGCTTCATTGGTTATAACTCCTAATGCCTATTTCATTGGTGTTATATATGATGTAGTTCCAAATACATCTCTTGGAGATTTGACTGTAGAAAGAGCAACATTAGGCTCAAGAGTAAATAGAACAGGATTAATTCAAACTGAAGGTCTTAATGTTCCAAGATTAGATTATTCACAAGGAACTTGTCCAAATTGGCTGATAGAGCCACAAAAAACTAATCTATTTTTTTATTCAGAACAGTTTGATAATCCATTTTGGCAAAAAGGAGAATTAGGGGGAGTAGCACTTCCAATTGTTACACCAAACCAAGACGTTGCTCCTAATGGAACATTTGTTGCTGACCAAGTTAATTTTCCAAGCATAGGTGCAGGTCAAACATCTATAATATTTGTTCCATTTTCAACTGCAACTACTGAAAATTACACTCAAAGTTTTTACATCAAAGGGTTGTTAGGTACTGAAGTAATTTGGATTACTTATACAACTGATGGCGTTAACTTTTTAACTAAGGCTTGTAATTTAACAACAGGTTGGCAAAGATTTGATTTGACTCTTTTAAATTTTCTTGGTGGTAATAATATTAGTATTGGTGTTGATACAAGAGACCCTTTGCAAACCGCAAGACCTGCTCAAACTATATTTTTGTGGGGCGGTCAATTAGAATTAAATACATACGCCACATCATATATCCAAACTGTAGCAACTACGGTTACAAGGAATTTCGATAAGATTAGTAAAGTTGGAATAAATAGTTTATTAAACCCAAGTGAAGGAGTATTTTATATTGAAGCATCTGCACTTAATCAATTGGATGCAGATTCAAGGACTTTTGGTATAAATGATATAATAGGAGATAATTATATTGCAGTTCAATATCAAGCAGATGGAGATTTAAGATTTGATGTAAGGTCAGGTGTAAATATAAATAGACTTAATTTATCTATTGGAAGTATTACTAACTTTAATAAATTTGCTATATCTTGGGGTCCATCAGGCATATTTGGATACTTAAATGGTGTTAAATATGTAATTCCACAATTTCAAGGAACTATACCTTCAATACCTGTTACTTTAACAAGAATATCTTTTTTTAGAGGTTCTTCGACAAATATTGCGAACTCATATTTAAAAGAGTCGGTTGTATTTAAAACTCAATTAACTGATGCCGAGTGTATTTTATTAACAACTAAAGCACCATCAACTGTTGTAATTGGAACTCAAACTTGGACAACAGAGAACCTTCAAGTAGAACATTATCGTAATGGAGATGTTATACCGCAAGCAATTACTAATGCTGATTGGTTGAATAATGGCATAAATGGAATAGGGTCTTGGTGTTATTATGATAATAATCAATTAAATGGGGCTGTTTATGGGAAACTATATAATTGGCACGCTGTTAATGACCCAAGAGGGTTAGCACCTGAAGGATTTCATATACCAAATACAGCAGAGTATAATACATTGCAGTCTTATTTAGGTGGACAATTTGTTGCAGGAGGAAAAATGAAAGAAATTGGTAGTACATTATTAGGCGATGGACTTTGGAAAAACCCAAATGATGGTGCAACAAATGAGAGTGGTTTTACAGCTATTCCGGGAGGTTTTAGAAACGAATTTCCGTCATTCCTTAATATTCAAGAAGTCTGTTATTTATGGAGTGCTACAGATAGTTTATTTGGTGCTGATAGATTTGGAATGACTTATACTGCAACTTCTTTTGGTAGTGTAAGCCAATCTGTAATCCAAGGTTGTTCAGTAAGATTAATAAAAAATTCATAAGATGGAAATATATAAACTAAATTATACAGACAAAGAAACTGCAATAGCTGATTTATTAGCAAAAGGAGTTTATGTAGAAGTAGTCTTTGAAGAAGAAACATATTTAGAATATGGAGAAGGAATAGAGTCAGTCGTTGAGATAGGAAAGATAATTAAAGTTCCGGGCACTTACGATGTTAACTTTAATGTAATTACACCTCCAATCTATTATGATGGATATGCTTATGATGTAATGTGTCAACAAAAGATTATCTTTGAAAGCGAAATATTCCCTGTGGATTGTAAACATAGTTTTATGGGTTATCCTGAAAATGCGGATGGACCTGTATCTGAATAATTAAATATAGTAAGTTAAAATGGCAAAGGTTAAACAACAAGAGAGTGCTTATCAGCCTAAACCTAAAAAAACAGGTGTAGCAGCAAAGACAAAAACGAGCACACTAAAATCGAGTAAGAATTACGTTAAGTCGTACAAAGGACAAGGAAGATAATGAAATATTTAAACTACATAGCGTCATCGTTAATATTATTATTTGTGCCTATACAAGGGCTTTTAATAGCTGTAGCTTCTGCAATAGCACTTGACACATTTACAGGAATTTTTAAAAGTGTAAAGTTAAAAGGTTGGTGCAGTATTCGGAGCCGAGTTTTATCAAATATAATTTCCAAGATGGCATTATATGAGATATGTATAATGGTTCTTTATGTAATTGATAAATACCTTTTGAATGAATTTATTCAAGTTGCATTTGGCTTCACATATATGTTTACTAAAATATGTGCGATACTTTTAATATTTATAGAGTTAGTTTCAATAAAAGAGAACATAGAGGCTACATTTAATGTTGACCTTTGGAAATTACTCAAAAAAGCATTTCTAAGAGCAAAAGAATTAAAAACTGATATAGAAGATATAAAAGAATAATGGAAGATAAAATAACAATTGATAGAATCAAAGAAGCACATCCAAGACTTAGAGATAAAATGCTTCAAGATTATAGAGAAGCTAATAATCTTTTAGGAAAAGGAGCTCGATTGAGATTTGCTTATGTATTTAGAAGCAATGCTCTTCAGGACAAGCTATATAATCAAAGACCAAAGATTACTAATGCAAAAGGAGGTCAGTCAATTCATAATTACGGATTGGCATTTGATATTGTATTGCTTTATGATAATGATGGAAATGGAACATTTGAAGAAGCAAGTTATTCTCAAATTAAAGATTTTGACAAAGACTCAATAGCTGATTGGAAAGAAGTTACTGATTTTTTTAAATCAAAAGGTTGGGAGTGCGGAGCAGATTGGAAGACTTTTAAAGATGCACCTCACTTTCAACACGATTATGGATTTGATTGGAAGGCTCTAAAAGCAAGAGTTGATAAAGGAATTATTATTATAGACAACGGAATTACTTATCCAAAAATATAATTAAAATGGCAAAGACAGCAGCTTGGACAAGAAAAGAAGGAAAGTCTGAAACAGGAGGTTTGAATGCTAAAGGAGTTGCAAGTTATAGAGCTGCTAATCCGGGAAGCAAATTAAAGATGGCTGTAACAACAAAGCCTTCTAAGTTAAAGGCAGGAAGCAAAGATGCTAATAGACGAAAATCTTTCTGTGCTCGTATGGGAGGAATGGAAGGTGCAATGAAGAAGCCAAATGGAGAACCAACAAGAAAAGCATTAGCCTTAAAAAAATGGAACTGTTAAAAAACAATAATATGAACAACATCCCCGACCCGATTAAGAAAGCATTAGATTCATCTGCACAAAAGTATGCGGAAAGCCCATCTACAACTAACGCAGGATTCATTTTGCGATTGGTATGTAAATTCATTAAACCGAGCACTATTATCAAAATGTTTGCTCATAAACTAAGCAAGTAATTATGGCAATTAAAAGACCTGATACCCCATTAGCACCAACTCCTGAGCCTACTTTTTCTTTAACTCCAAAATTTGATAAAGTAAAGAAAAATCAAGATACAAATGAAAAAGCAGGTAAGACTCCATCAGGATTGAATGTAAAAGATGGCGTAGCTACAGCTAAACCATACGAGAAAAAATTTATCTCTGCTTCTGATAGAAAAAGTGATGCTTCTATTGTAGATGGAGGAAACAAAACGGTTAAAACTTCTGTTTCAGGTTCTAAAAAAAGTAGAGAGAATTTAAGAAGAGAATATGTAAAGGATAGCACCGATACAATGGACCGTAGAAATAAAAATGCAAACTATTACAATGTAACATCAGGAAGTAAAAAAAATCTAACTGATGCTGACAAAAAAGGATTAATATCTCTCGGTAAAGCAAAAAATTAGTAATTATGGCAATTAAAAGACCCGATACACCGTTAGCACCAACCCCTGAGCCTATTAGTGGTATTGCTAAAAGCAAATCTACATCTAATGAAAAACAAAAAGATGGTAAGTATTCTGCTTCTCATACTTCGTATTCAAGTTTCACGAAGGAAGATGGTTCTTCTATGAATACTTTTGCCAAGCAAAAGGAAAAAGAAAATGGTAAGATTAAATACAAATCTTATGATGTAGCTACTGACGAAAGTGGAAAGCCTACGATGTTACAAATAACTCGTAAAACTAATACCGGAAACGATAGAACAAGGGTTATTACAAATCCTGAAAAAATAAAACGTAAAATGGAAAGAGTAACAAAAAGAAATGAATAGTAATTTTTTCATATCTTTGTATAATTAATAATCAAATAAAATTAAATCAAAATGGCAAACGAACAAGTAACACAGGAAGAATTAACAAAAATTCAAGAATTAAACTCAGAGTTTAATAAAGCAAAAATGGCTATTGGAGATGTAGAGTTACAAAAACTACAAATCCTAAACCACATCGAAGGATTGAAGATTCAGTTTTCAGCACACGAAAAAGAATTAATTGAAAAGTATGGTGCAGATGCAGTCATTAACATTCAAACAGGAGAAGTAACTCATAAAACAGACTAAAAAAAATGGCAAAGATTAGTACATACCCGCAACCAACTCCTCCACAATTAGGAGATTATGTTATTGGAACAGACATCAGTGATTTGTTAATGACAAAGAATTATCTTTTATCAGATATAATCACTCTTGCTACTACTACTAATCAATTTGTAACAATTGTTGGAGCACAGACAATAACCGGTTCAAAGACATTTGACTACGGTACTACAACGGGTGTGAATGCTCCTGTAATAATTAATTTGCCGGCTCAAACTCAGTCTATCTCTCCTGATGGATTGCAAATTTATATAAATGGTCAAGTACCAACAAGTACACCCGGGTTTATTGCAGGTGTTAATGTTCAAGCAAACTTTCTTGATAATATATGTTATTTCGGAACTTTATACGGAAATGCAGGAGCTTCAACAGGTATTGTAATAGAAAGTTTAGATGCTCATAGCGGAAACTTTTTAGAATTTAAAAAAGGAGTATCATCAGTTTTTACTACTAAATTTAGTGTGGCAAATAATGGAGATACAACTGCAAATTCATTTATAAAAGACGGAGGAACAAATGTTCAGTTCTTAATGGCAGATGGCTCAATATCTACAAGTCCAATTTTAGGAACGGGAACAACTAACTTTTTACCAAAGTTTACAGGAGCCACTACTCTTGGAGATAGTTTAATATTTAGTGATAACAATCAAGTTTTAATTGGCACAACTACGACAGGCACACCTACTTTTGGTATAGCACCAAAAATAGTGGTTGCAGATATTGCAGGTGGTGTTATCGAGTTAAGAAGTCTTGATACAAACATAGCACCCGGTTCTTTATTTGGTAGATTACAATTTTCAGGAAAAGATGATACAACGGTTGCTTATGCTACCGCAGCTATCGAAGCTGTATCACAAACTTTTGCAGGTACAGGTAATGGAGGTGGTGGAATATTAAAGTTTATGACTGCTCCGCAGCTAACCGGTGGCTCTCCTACTGAACGTATGCGAATTAACCAAGAAGGTAAAGTAGGTGTAGGAACAACTGTTCCAACATCACAGTTGCACTCTGTTGCATCTTTATTCGGACCAATTTCTTATGATGCTCGTTGTGCTGTGTTTGGATATAATACAAGTACAGAGACTCTTTATAATAATCCTGTAGGAATAGCAGGAAGAGTGCTTACCTCAGGTGGTTTTGCTGTATATGGAGATGCACAAACCGGAGGTGGATGGGCAGGTTATTTTGATGGTAAAGGATATTTTAAAGACAACTTAGGAATAGGAACCATAGGTACTCCTACATCGAAACTTCAAGTTGTAGGATTAGTAAGTTATGCAGATAATGCAGCAGCACTTGCAGGAGGTTTAACATTAGGTGCTTTTTATCATACAGCAGGAGTGGTTAAAGTAGTAATATAATTAAGATAAAATGAAATGGCAAAAATATCTACTTACCCATCAGCGGATAACCCCTTATTATTAAGTGATAGGCTGATAGGTACAGAAGCTATTAGACCTGTACCATCTCCGACTCCGCTTGCGACTAAAAACTTTTCGTTAGCGGATTTGTTACAATTATTCTCTGCTAACTTTCCTGCTCCATCACTTCAATCTGTACTTAACACAGGTAATACTGCTACTCAGAATATTACACTTACAGGAACTATTAATACCACATTAATTAAGCCTATAAATATTGAAGATACAAGTGGAAGTCAGGGTACTGTTTTTCAGGTTCTTAGTAAAGGTGCTGTAAGTATTACTTGGGCTAATGTGCCTATAGATAATCTTCAGGCTGTATTGAATGCAGGCAATACTGCAACTCAAAACATTACTCTTATTGGAGATATTACCTCAACAAAAATAATTCCCGGAAATATTCAAGATGATACATCGGCTATTGGAACGACAGGACAATTCCTTTCTAAAACAATATCCGGCATAAGATGGGTAAATGCTCCTGTAGCAATAACACCTACTTTAGGAGATGTTGTAGCTGTAGGAGATACTGCCAATCAAGATATTTTCATAAATACTTTAAGGCTTGGTAAGGGAACAGGAACCGGGTCTAATAATACAGCATTAGGATATTTAACATTAGGAGTAAATACTACAGGATTTGCTAATTTAGGCGTAGGAGCTTTTACTTTAGCAGGTAATACAACAGCATCAAGAAATACTGCTGTTGGATATGCTGCATTATATACTAATATAAGTGGAAATCTAAATGTTGCAGTTGGTGGATTTTCACAATATCTTTCAACGACAGGTATTGCAAATGTATCTTTAGGATATGGAACATTGCAAAACAATGTAATTGGTAATTTTAATACAGTAGTAGGATATAGAACCTTATTGAACAGTAAGTCAGATAAGAATACTGCGATTGGAGCTGAAACAATGTTTATTAATCAAACAGGTACATTCAACACTGTTGTTGGTCAAGAAGCATTGAGAGCAAGTGTTGCAGGAAGTTTTAATTCAATAGTTGGTTGTTTTGCAATATTAAATGCTGAGGCAAGTTATGTAGCAGCTTTAGGTAGAGATGCCGGAAGATTTTCTTCAGCAGGAAATTTACTCACAGCAAACGAAAGTATATTCATAGGATTCAACTCAAAATCACTAAACACATCTTCAATAAATGAAATTGTGATTGGTGCAAATGCTGTTGGTTTGGGAGACAATACATCTGTAATAGGAAATTTATCTACAACTATTACCGGAATTTATGGAAACATTAGGTTAGTTAGTGGAATGGCTACAGCACCTGCTTCTGCAACTTCAGTAGGTACTATAGGAGATATTAGAGTTACATCAGGATTTATATATGTATGTATTGCAACAAATACTTGGGTAAGAACACAGTTAACAACTTGGTAAATATAATTAAATCAAATGGATATAAGAAAAATATCAATCGGACCTGACTATAAAAGTGGTGCAATGCACTACATAATAGGTCAAAAAATTCTCGGAGATTCAAACGAGATTCATCATATTAAACGACAATTAGAAACGGGGAACGTATTGATTTACATTATTAATAAAAAAGAAGAGGTAGTTCTATGGAAAGAGTTTACCTTTACAATTCCAATTTCAATCGAATTTAATATAGACTTTTAATGAAATCTCCATTCTACTTCATAGTAAAACCTATGAATGGAAAGCGGTATGACAACACAAAAGACATAGGAGTAACTGATTTTATAGTTAGTACTTCAGAAGAAGACCATAAGTTTTCTAATAGATATGCAGATGTTATCGAGCTTCCCATAGGTTATAGTGGTCCTATATCAATAGGAGATACCCTTCTTGTACACCACAACGCATTCAAGTATTATAATGATATGAGAGGTCGTCAAAAAAGTGGCAAGAGTTTCTTTAAAGATGACTTATTCTTTATAGACACAGACCAATTCTTTATGTATAAAAAAGGTTCTACTTGGAGTGCTTATGATAAGTATTGCTTTGTTAGACCTATTTCTGCTACAGAATATTACATAGAGAAATTTTGTGCTGAAGAACCCTTAATGGGGCAAATGGTATATCCAAACGAATATCTTTTAGGTAAAGGAATTAAAGAAGGAGATTATGTTTGTTTTTCTCCCGATAGTGAATATGAATTTACTATTGAAGGAGAGAAGCTGTATCGTATGTATGACCACCAAATAACAATGAAGCTATGATAAATATTATAGATGATTTTTTGGAACCAAATGTTTATAAAGAGGTTTACGATAATTTATTTCATAATCAATTTCAAGAAGTTGAAGTTGGAGATAAAAAGTTTTGGGTTCAGTATAGCAACAAAGACTTTGACGAATATATTGTTGGAAAGCTGTCTGCTATAGATGGAATACAGCGGGAATGTTTATTAGGATTCTTTAGGGTAGCAACCGAAGAGTTCGATACTGATTGGAGAATCCACGCAGACTCAAAAGTAGGCGATATTAGACCCGAAAGAGCACTTGTGCTATACATATCTCCATCAACAAAAGAAGGGCTCCACGGAACCGCTTTTTGGAGACATAAAGATGTAGGCTACGAGATGCCTTTAGATGTATCTAACGAAGAAGCTGATAGGTTTCTTTCAGACGAAGCAAATAACTTAGATAATTGGGATTTACACTCTGTAGTAGGATATAGACCTAATCGTGCCCTTATGTATCCTTCTAATTACTTTCATAGTAAATATCCAAACACAGGTTGGAAAGAAGGTAGAATGGTGTATGTAATGTTTTATAGATAACGATATGACAGCTAAAGAAACAAAATTAAAAATTATTGCTGCCGGTCATAAAGCAGTATTGGAACTTATAAAAGTTGCCGAAGAATCTATCTTGAATCCTGATATGGAAGGAGATGACTTAGCTGCCGATAAGTTAAAAAATGCAGCAGCTACAAAAAAGTTAGCTATATTTGATGCATTTGAGATTCTAAACAGAATAGAAGCTGAAAAAGAAAGCATTGAAATGTCTGAAAAAGGAGTAAATAAAACTGATACAAAACAAGGATTTGCAGAAAGAAGGTCTAAATAGTTTATATACTGTAGTCAAGGATTACATACCTGCCCATTCTATTACTAAGAAGAATGGCAATAAGTCTTGGCTATATGGCTACAACGACCAATATGATGTAACAATAATTTCTAAAACAGGACAAATAGGAGAGATTGTAAATATTGCAGGTCTATATATTGCATTACCTCCTGCTCCAAAAAAGTGTCTTCAAAGACACAATTCAAGTCCTGAACAGTATTGGGAAAGAGAGCCGCTACCAAGACAGCTTGCAAGAATACAATCAATATTCCAATGGAATGAAATGCCATCTGATTTTAAAAACAGATGGGTTGATTATATTGAAGGAGAGTTTGACCATAGAGAGCAAGGTTTTTGGTTTATGAATAATGGAGTTCCTACTTACATAACGGGGTCTCATTATATGTACCTTCAATGGTCAAGCATTGATATTGGTTATCCCGATTTTCGTGAGGCTAATAGAATCTATTGGATTTTTTGGGAAGCCTGCCGAGCAGACTCAAGAAGTTTCGGAATGATATACTTAAAAATCAGGCGTTCAGGATTCTCTTTTATGTCTTCATCTGAATGTGTGAATGTAGGTACTCTTGCTCGAGATGCAAGGATTGGAATCTTGTCAAAAACAGGTTCGGATGCTAAGAAGATGTTTACTGATAAAGTAGTTCCAATAAATAGCAGACTTCCATTTTTCTTTAAACCTATTATGGATGGTATGGATAAGCCAAAAACAGAGTTGGCTTTCCGTGTACCGGCATCTAAGATTACAAAGAAAAATATGTATGAAACCGAGAATGAAATCATAGAGGGATTAGATACATCAATAGATTGGAAGAATACAGACGACAACTCTTATGATGGAGAAAAGTTATTGTTTTTAGCTCACGATGAGTCAGGTAAATGGACTAAGCCTTTTAATATAAAAGAGAATTGGCGAGTAACCAAAACGTGTCTTAGGTTAGGTTCTAAAATCATTGGTAAGTGTATGATGGGGTCAACCTCAAACGCATTATCTAAAGGGGGTCAGAACTATAAAGATATGTTTGAGGATTCAGATGTAAAGCATCGTAATGCCAATGGTCAAACAAAAAGCGGATTATACTCCTTGTTTATCCCTATGGAATGGAATATGGAAGGCTTTATCGATAGATACGGTATGCCTGTTTTTCACAAACCTGATGAACCTGTTATGGGTGTTGATGGTATGATGATAAAAAATGGAGCTATAAACTATTGGGAAAACGAAGTTGAATCACTTAAAAATGATGCTGATGCATTGAATGAATTTTATCGTCAGTTTCCAAGAACAGAATCACACGCATTTAGAGATGAAAGTAAACAGTCTTTATTTAGCCTTACAAAAATATATCAACAGATAGACTATAACGATAGCCTTATAAAAGAACACTATACTACTCGTGGAACTCTTCATTGGAGAGATGGAATGAAAGACACTCAAGTTGTATTTACTCCTGACCCAAGAGGAAGATTCTTAGTTAGTTGGACACCTGCAAAACATTTGCAAAATAATGTGCATACAAGAAACGGAGTTAAATACCCCGGTAATGAACATATTGGGTCTTTTGGATGCGATAGCTATGATATATCAGCAGTAGTTGGAGGTAGAGGGTCTAATGGTTCTTTGCACGGTCTCACTAAATTCAATATGGATGATGCTCCTTCAAATGAATTTTTTTTAGAATACATAGCAAGACCTCAGACTGCTGAGATATTTTTTGAAGAAGTATTAATGGCTTGTGTGTTTTATGGTATGCCAATTCTAATCGAGAACAATAAACCTCGACTACTTTATCATTTTAAAAATAGAGGGTATAGACACTACTGTCTAAATAGACCTGACAAACAATATAATAAACTAACAAAAACTGAACGTGAACTTGGAGGAATCCCTAACTCATCTGAAGATGTAAAACAATCTCACGCATCCGCAATTGAATCTTACATAGAGAAATATGTTGGAATAGATTTTACAGGAGATTATAGAGATGGAGGAGATATGGGTACTATGCCTTTTACACGTACATTAGAGGATTGGGCGAAATTTGATATAAACGATAGAACTAAATTTGATGCATCCATAAGCTCGGGATTAGCCATTATGGCTAACCAAAAGCATTTATATATGCCGGAGAAAAAAGATTCAAAAATAAGTATTAACTTCGCAAGGTATTCTAATGATGGTTCAACAAGTCAATTAATCAAATGAAAAACGTAACAATAGATATTACATCGTCAGCCTTTCCAAGTCAGTTAGCTACTGATGCGGAAAAAGCATCCGAACAATTCGGGCTACAAGTTGGTCAAGCTATTCAATATGAATGGTTCAGAAAGGATGGAAATAATTGCAGATATTATGGTCAATGGAAAGAATTTCATAGACTAAGGTTATATGCGAGAGGAGAGCAAGGAGTTGGTAAGTATAAGAATGAATTAGCTATTGATGGCGATTTATCATATTTAAACTTAGATTGGACTCCCGTGCCTATTATACCAAAATTTGTTGACATAGTTGTCAACGGTATGTCTGAAAGATTATTTAAGGTTAAAGCATACGCACAAGATGCTATGTCTCAAGCTAAAAGAAATAAATACCAAGAGATGATGGAGTCTCAAATGGCAGGGAAAGAAATCTTAACAAAGATTAAAGACCTATCAGGAGCTGACCCATTTGTTATGGACCCTGAAGAATTACCAAATACCGATGAAGAGCTGTCATTGTATATGCAGTTAAACTATAAACCGGCTATTGAAATTGCCGAAGAAGAAGCTCTAAATACAATGTTTGATGTTAATCATTATGATGACATCCGTAAAAGACTTGACTATGATGCTACAGTTCTTGGTATATCTATAGCTAAGCACGAATTTCTTCAAGGAGCAGGAGTTAAAATATCTTATGTTGACCCTGCAAATATTGTTTATAGTTATACTGAAGACCCTTATTTTAGAGATTGTTTCTATTGGGGAGAAATTAAAACTATGGCAATAACTGAGTTGATGAAGATTGACCAAAGCCTTACCAAAGAAGATTTACAAGAAATAACTCAATACAGCCAAGGTTGGTATGATTATTTTAATGTAGCTCAATTCTATGAGAATAGTGTATTTTCAAGAGATACTTGCACTTTGATGTACTTCAATTATAAAACTACCAAAAAAATAGTTTACAAAAAGAAAATACTTGAAAATGGTGGTTCAAGAATTATTGAAAAAGATGACACCTTTAATCCTCCTACAGATATGATGGAAGAGGGTAACTTTGAGAAGATAGAGAAAACTATTGATGTATGGTATGAAGGTATTATGGTTATGGGAACTAATATTCTTTTGCAATGGAAAATGTCTTCAAATATGGTTAGACCAAAATCAGCATCACAACACGCATTACCGAACTATATAGCTTGTGCACCAAGAATGTACAAAGGAGCTATAGAGTCTTTAGTTCGTAGAATGATACCTTTTGCTGACCTAATTCAAATTACGCATTTAAAGTTACAACAAGTAATCAATAGAGTTGTGCCTGATGGAGTATTCATTGATGCCGATGGTCTTAATGAAGTTGACTTAGGTAATGGTGCAGCTTATAATCCTGAAGATGCATTAAGATTATACTTCCAAACAGGTTCTGTTGTAGGTAGAAGTTTTACGCAAGATGGAGATTTCAATAATGCTAAGGTTCCTATTACTCAGTTAAATTCAAATGCAGGAACAGGTAAGACTCAGATGCTTATTACTAATTATAATCACTATATGGATATGATTAGAACTGTAACAGGTCTTAATGAAGCGAGAGATGGTTCTACTCCTGACCCTAACTCATTAGTTGGGTTACAAAAATTAGCCGCACTAAACTCAAACACAGCTACTCGACATATACTTGATGGTGGATTATACATCTACCGCTCAATGTCAGAAGCATTGACTTATAGAATTGCAGATATTTTAGAGTACTCTGATTTCAAAGATGAGTTCATAAACCAAATAGGTAGATACAATGTATCTATATTAGGAGATATAGCAGACCTTTATATTTATGACTTTGGTATTTTTATTGAGGTTGCACCTGATGAAGAACAAAAAGCACAACTTGAAGCCAATATTAATATGGCATTATCTAAAGGAGATATTAATCTTGAAGATGCCATTGACATACGTGAGCTTAGAAATCTTAAACTTGCAAATCAATTATTGAAACAAAAGAGAGTTAAGAAACAAGATAGAGAAGAAAAGTTAGAAATGCAAAAACAGGCTATGACTTCTCAACAACAAATGCAATCTCAGCAATTGGCGGCACAAACAGCTATGCAGAATATGCAAGGTCAATTGCAAATGAAAATGCAATTAAAACAAATGGAGACCGAGTATAATATTAAGACTATGCAAGTAGAGGCTGAGCTAAAATCTCATTTAATGGCTGAGGAGTTTAATTACAATTTAGAATTAAATAATATGGAAATTGGTAAAATATCTCAAAGAGACCAATTAAAAGAAGATGCTAAAGATAAGCGTGTTAGCCTTCAAAACACTCAACAGTCTCAACTTTTAAATCAAAGAAAAAACAATCTACCTCCATTAAATTTTGAATCAAATGAGGATAGCTTAGATGGCTTTGATTTAGGAGAATTTGACCCACGTTAAAAATGTCAAATATTTTGTATAGCTTTGTAAAAAATTAAATCAAATCAAATGGAAATGAAAGTAAGATTATTAGATGGTACAGAAGAAAAAAGTGTTGCTCAAGTAGAACAAGAATTACTTGAAAAACACGAACAACAATTTTCTGATGTTAAAATTCCCGGGCAAGATGCCCCTGTAGTAGATACTGTTATAGTAGATGCTCCTGTGTTAGATGCTGACAACGAGTTAAGTGAAGAACAAGTTCTTTCATATATTGGAAAAAGATATAATAAGCAGATTAATTCATTAGATGAATTAACAGCTCAAAGGGAAGAAGCTGAGGCTTTACCTGAGGATGTTGCTGCTTATATGAAATACAAAAAGGAAACAGGAAGAGGATTCGATGATTTTTTAAGTCTTAAAAAAGATTTTGACTCAATGGACCCTGAAAGTTTACTTAAAAATTATTTATCAGCAACTCAAGAAGGACTTGATGCTGATGATATTGATTCTTTAATGGATGATTATCGTTACGATGAAGATATTGATGACGAATCACACATTAAAAGAGTTAAGATTACAACAAAAAAGGCAATTGCCGAAGCTAAAAAGTTTTTTAATAATCAGAAAGAACAATATAAAGTGCCACTTGAGTCAAGTGCGGCATTTGTTTCTGATGAGGAAAAAGAAATTTACGAAAGCTATAAGCAATATACCAAGCAAGCGAGGACTATTGAAGAGGAGAATGAAAGAAAAAGAAGTTGGTTTAACCAAAAGACTGAGGAGATATTTAATGGAGAGTTCAAAGGTTTTGAGTTCAATGTTAATGACAAGCGAATCACTTTCAATCCCGGAGATGCTAAAGAATTAAAGAAAGCTCAAGCTACACCTAACAACTTTATAAACAAGTTTTTAGATGAGCAAGGTTTAATTAAGGATGCGGCAGGTTATCATAGGTCGTTAGCAGTTGCTATGAATCCTGAGAGGTTTGCAAAGTTCTTTTACGAACAAGGTCAGGCTGATGCAATTGATGGAACAATGAAAGGCATTAAAAACATTCAAATGTCTGAAAACAAAGTTCCTGAAATTACAAAATCAACGGAAGGAATGCAGGTAAAAGCGATAAATCCTGATTCAGGTAGAAGTCTAAAAATTCGCAGTATAAAAAGAGTATAAATTTTAAATTAAGAAAAAATGGCAAGTGCATTATTAGCAAATCCTACTTATCAACTACAGCCAAGTGCTGAACAAGTAGCATTACAGACCAACTATATTACCAACTTTAACTTTTTGAATCAGTATCTTCCTGATACTTACGAAAAAGAATTTGAGCGTTATGGTAATAGAACCATCGCATCATTCTTGAGAATGGTAGGTGCAGAGATGCCTTCTAATTCTGACCAAATCAAATGGGCAGAACAAGGTCGTCTTCACATTAAATACACGAACATCACTTCAAATGCAGCAATTAACGCTAACACAGCAACTTTCACAGTAGCTGATACAGGTGTTACTTACATCGCAATTAGAGTAAATCAAACTGTGATGATTCAGAACAACACTACAGGTGTTTTCAACAAAGCAATCGTTACTGCGGTTCCTTCTGCAACTACTTTTACAGTAGCTTACTATGAAACAACAGGACAAGCATTTGCTGTATCTACTCAATGTACTGTATTCATTTACGGTTCAGAGTTCAAAAAAGGAACTAACGGAATGGTTGGTTCTTTAGAAGCAGAGGATGAAATCTACTCTAACAAGCCTATTATCTTAAAAGATAAATATGCTGTTAACGGGTCTGATATGGCTCAAATCGGATGGGTTGAAGTTACTACTGAGAATGGTGCGACAGGTTACTTGTGGTATTTGAAATCAGAGCACGAAACTCGTTTACGTTTTGAAGACTACATCGAAACTGCAATGATTGAAGCGGTTCCTGCTCAAACAGGTTCAGGTGCTTCTACTTACCTTGGTGGTACAGGTCAAGGTGGTTCTGAAGGTATCTTCTACGTTGTAAACAACAGAGGAAACGTATGGGGTGGTGGTACACCAACTACTTTACCTGATTGGGATACAATCGTTTCTCGTTTGGACAAACAAGGAGCTATTGAAGAAAACGTGATATTCGTTAACCGTGGATTGTCTTTTGACATCGACAATATGTTAGCTACATTGAACGGTTATAACGGAGCAGCTGTAGGTCAAGCAGCATCATTCGGTTTATTCGATAATGATGTTGATATGGCGTTGAACTTAGGTTTCACAGGATTCCGTAGAGGTTACGATTTCTACAAATCTGATTGGAAATACCTAAACGACCCAACTATGAGAGGTGGATTGAACAATGCCGCTGCAACAGCAACAGGTACAATTACAGGTCTTATGGTTCCTGCCGGTTCTACTTCAGTGTATGACCAAATTATGGGTAAAAACGCTAAGAGACCTTTCTTACACGTTAGATACCGTGCTTCAGAAGCTGAAGACCGTAGATACAAAACGTGGATTACAGGTTCTGCCGGTGGTGCTCAAACATCTGACTTAGATGCAATGGAGGTTAACTTCTTGTCTGAAAGATGTGTATGTACTTTAGGTGCGAACAACTTCGTATTATTCCGTTTCGGATAATATATACTAAAACGGGGAGTGTCTTTAAAGACACTCTCCTTTTTATATTTTAAAAAATTAAATCAAATTAAATCATTATTAAAAATGGCAACAATAGTTTCAGTAAACAAAGTTTACAAATTGACAATAGGTAATCCACTTTCCTATAGTTTAGCATCAAGAAATCATCCAAGATTCCCACTAATGTGGTTTGATGAAAAAAAGAATCAAAACAGAGCTTTAAGATATGCAATAAACCAAAAGTCTCCTTTCGAGGATGAGCAAGATGGTAACGCAATTGTTGAGCCAATTATGTTTGAGGATGGCTTTTTAAGCGTTCCAAGAACAAACCCTGTACTGCAAGAGTTCTTGCACTATCATCCTTTAAACGGAAGAATATTTGTTGAAGTAGATGATGAAAAAGATGCTGCTGACGAGGTTGAAGATTTAGATATTGAAATCGATGCATTAGTTGAGGCGAGAAAACTTTCGCTTGAACAAATTGAAACTCTTACAAGAGTTATGTTCGGGAAAGACCCTTCAACAATTTCAACAGCAGAATTAAAGCGAGACATATTAGTGTTTGCTAAAAATGACCCAAGAGGATTTTTATCTACATTGAATGACCCTGAGCTACAGTTTCAAGCTAAGATTCGTTTATTCTTTGAAGAAAAATTATTAGCATTACGCAATGGAGAAAAAGAGGTTTGGTTTAATACACCAACTAACAAAAAGAAAATGTTATCAGTTCCATTTGGGGAAGACCCTTATGATATGGTAGCCGGATTCTTATCAAGCGATGAAGGTATTGATTCGCTTAAAATGTTAGAGGCAAACTTACCTCAATAATAAATACAACGCATTATTTGAAAATTAGCACAGAATTATTTCTGTGCTTTTTTTTATGTATATTTGTAAAAAGATTTAAAAAATGATAAACGAAGTTAGAAATACAGTACTATCCGTATTGAATAAAAATAATTATGGATATATTTCTCCATCAGATTTTAATTTATTTGCTGAAAATGCACAAATGGAGATATTTGAAGATTACTTCAAAAATTATAATAAGGCTATAAATGCTGAAAATTTACGCACAGCCGGAAGTGATTATGCTGAAATTGAAGGTCCTATAGCTGAAACTCTCGAAGGTTTTTTAGTTACAAATTATTTAGCACATTTAGGCTCAAATAGATACTCAGCACCATCTCTTACTACAACAGGAGACGATGATTATTATATTTTAAAAATGCTTTGTCATACAAAAAAATTGACATCAGGATTAACTACAGCAGCAGGTGCAAATACACTTGTAAATTCTACAGCGACATTTTTATCTGATGGGTTAACAGCAGGAGACATTGTTGTAAATGGAAATACAGGAGCTGTAGCTACAATAACACTCGTTCTTAATAATACTACGTTAGTATTAACTTCAAATATTTTTACAGCAGCAGGTCAGCTTTATAATATCTACTCAAAAGCAGTAAAAGAAGCAGATAAAGTAAGTGTTGGAAAAATAACAATGCTTAATGCATCGAGCTTAACAAGTCCAACTGAATTTTATCCATCATACACTCTTGAGGAAGAAACAATTAAGTTATTTCCCGACACTATAAATGCTAAAGGAAAAGTTGAATGTGTTTATTTTAGATACCCTAAAGTTCCAAAATGGACTTATATTACTTTGGTAAGTGGGGAACCGGCTTTTGACCAAACACAACCCGATTATCAAGACTTTGAACTTCCTTTTTCGGATAATTATGGATTAGTAATGAAGATACTTCAATATTGCGGTATTTCAATTCGTGAAACTGAAGTTGCTCAATTTGGTATGGTTCAAGAACAACAAAATAATCAATAATAAAAATAACGAGAAATGGCATATATATCGCAATACGAATATTACGACAATAATGGTAATACACCTCAAGATGCAAATTGGGGTTCGTATCAATACGTTAGTTTAGATGATATAGTCAATAATTTTTTATTGATGTATTCAGGAAACCATTCATTAATAAATAACGAAGAGAGATACAAAATAATCTTTCACGCAAAAAGAGCTATACAAGAGCTTAACTATGATGCGTTTAAGGAAATCAAGATATTAGAGTTAAGTGTAGCAGATTCGTTAAGATATGTGCTTCCATCGGACTATGTGAATTGGGTTCGTATTTCTTTATACAAAGATGGTTGGTTAAGACCTTTGACTGAAAATATTCAAGCAATATCTTCTAATGCTTATCTTCAAGACCAACAAGGAAACATATTGTTTGACCAAAACGGAAATATTCTTAGACCACAATATTCTGATATTGATTACGATAGATTGATGAGGTTAAAGAAAAGCATTTACTTGAACCAAGGTAATCAATTCCACGGTCAAGCAGGATGGTGTATGGATGGTATGTGGTATTTTGACTATAATGTAGGTACGCCTTTTGGATTAAATACCGAAACAGCAAACTTTAATCCTACTTTTAAAATTGATAAAAAAGCAGGGGTCATAAACTTTGATTCAAGTATGGCAGGAGAGCTTTGTATTCTTGAGTATGTATCAGATGGTATGGAAAATGGAGATAACTCTTTAATCACAGTTAATAAGTTATTTGAATCCTATATTTATGCTGCAATTGAATATGAGCTATTAAGCTCTAAATTCAATGTTCAGGAATACGTTATTAATCGTTGTCGTAAAAAGAGAAAGGCTTTGTTAGGAAATGCAAGAATAAGAATTAGTAACATTCATCCGGGAAGACTCTTAATGAATTTAAGAGGTATGGACAAGATAATAAAGTAATATGGCAAACGTAACAAGAAATTTTTTAGCGGGAAGAATGAACAAAGTCGTTGACCAACGATTGCTTCCTGATGGCGAATATGTTGATGCTATGAATGTTAGAATGGGTTCAACAGAGATGGCTGAAGTAGGGGTTATTACTAATACAAAAGGTAATTTATTTTTAACCTCATTAGCCTATATTAACGGAACGCCATTAAGTACTCAAGCAAGATGTATCGGAGCTATACAAGATAGTGCTAATGAAACAATATATTGGTTTGTACACGACCCTGCATTCCCTGTTGGAGCTACAGGTAAACTTGATTTAATTGTGTCTTTCAATGTACTAAACAATACATTGACCTATCACGTTATTAGTATAAATGATGGTGGAGGTATAAATACTACATTGAATTTTAATCCTACTTATCTTATTACAGGAGTAAATTTAATTGAAAATTTGATATTTTTTACAGATGATTATAATGCTCCAAGATTTATAAATATAAACCCTCCAACAAATAGATACCCTAATCCTATTGCTAATATTGACCAAATTAGTGCTGAGTCTTTACTTGTAATAAAAAAACCACCAACGGAGTCTCCAACTGTAACTCCTGTTATAACAAGTGGTCAAGAAAACTTTTTAGAAACAAGATTTATATGTTTTGCTTATAGATATAAATATGTTGATGGAGAATATTCTGCTACTTCTCAATGGTCAGAACCTGCATTTGTACCTCAACCTTTTCAGTTTAGCAGTAACAGTATGCTGAATGAAGGTATGGTAAATTCTTGTAATACTGCAATAATTGAATATAACTCAGGAGGACCTCTTGTAGTTGAAGTAGATTTGTTATTTAAAGAATCAAATAAAAATATAATTAAAATTATTGAAAAACTTAATAAGGCAGAGGATTTAGGAGGTGTGAATAATCAAGTTTTACAATATTCATTCAATAATAGTAAAATATTTACAGTATTAAATGAAGCTGAAATTTTAAGACTTTACGACAATGTTCCTCGTTATGCTAAGGCTCAAACAATAATGGGCAATAGATTAATGTATGGTAATTATGTGGAAGGGTATGATTTAATTGATAAAAATGGTCAGCCTACTAAGTTTGAATACTTAACACAATTATTATCTGAATCGATAGGACAGACTTCTCTTGTTGACGCTACAGGTAATGGCGTTTATAACATAGACCCAACATCAACAGGAGAAGTTATTGCTTCTTCTATTGTAACATTTAATTTAGCAGGAATAACTTTATCAGAAGGCTCTTCTATAACTCTAAATATGACAATAGTACATTCGGATTTTACAGGAGCACTTCCTTTTCCTGCCGAAACAACTGATTTTATAGATTTAGATTTTATATTTACTTTAACAACAAGCTACCCATCTGTATATGCATTGGCTACAAGCACTGAATTTCAACAAGCTATAGGAACAATAGCTAATATAAAACCTGTGTATAGTGCTACTCCGGGGGCTGAAACTTCTTGTGATGGTACTACGTTTACTGACCAATTAAACTGTTTGTTGCCTAACAACTTAGATGCTCTTATAAAATATGGGAGTGGTATAAATGCTATATTACAACCAATAAAAATAATTTCAACTCCTGCAAGTACTATAATTGGATTACAACTTATTGCTATGGAGTATGTTAACTCTGTAACAACACCTACTCAAAGAGTTTACGAATATTATAACTTTACATTTGCAAGAGCTATATTTCAAGAAATATCAAACCCTTCAAGTCTGCATAGCAATAGAGGTTATGAAGTTGGTATTGTATATATGGATGAATTTAATCGTTCAACTACAGCTTTAGTAAGTCTTAATAATACAGTATTTGTACCTTGTGGATATTCTGCAAGTAAAAATACAATTCAAATTACAATACCTAAAGAACAAAGAGCTCCTAAATGGGCTAAAAGGTATAAGTTTGTAATAAAACCTGATGCAGAAAATTACGAAACAATATATGCAAATATATTTTTTACTGACCCTGATTCAAATGATGTTTATTTTCTTCTTGAAGGAGATAATATGCGAAAAGTTGAAGATGGAGACAGACTAATTGTTAAGGCAGATACCTCAGGTCCTACTACAAATTGTACATACGCTACAGTTCTTGAAAAAAATGCTCAAGCAGCTGATTTTATTATTCCAAAAGAAGGAACGGAAGCACTTGCAGGTCTTTATATGAAAATGAATCCAAATTCTTTTAATCTTGTAGTTGACCCCGATGCAATTATAAATCCGGGAATGCGTTCTGCTTTTACAGGTATTTCAAATCGAACTAATTGTGCGGTAATACAATATCCTATGAACCTTTTACGTGCAGCGGGATATGACCCTTCAAATCCAAGTTGGACTTATGAAGATTATACCGTTCCTTCCGGTAGTAGAATAAAAATTTACGCAAAAGGAAATCGTTCAGGAGGTAGTGGTGGTTGTGAATGTAATGGAACTTTATGGGAAGTAACTTTTACATCATCAAGAGATTATGATAATATGTATGATTGGTGGAACGGAGATAACGTATCAGCTGTATTAGATAATCCTAATATTTCACAATGTGGAGGGGCAACTCTTGTATATGAAACAGGATTAGGACAACCAACCTGTAATTTTAATATACAAAAATTTAGATTTAATAGAGATGTTACTACTAACAGGCTTTGGCTTAATTATAGTGCCGGATGGGCTTGTTCAGGAGTAGGTGCTAACTATAGAAGATACTTTATAGACCTTGAGGTTACAGTATTTAGAGCTTTAAATACTATTATATGGGAAACACAACCTCAAGATTCTTTACCTGATGTATTCTTTGAAAATAATTTATCATTCGCTATTGATGTCGATGGTAATCACGCAGGTAATGTTCAAAATCAAAATATTGCAACAGGAACTCCTGCTATAATAGATACAGGTTTTTATAATTGCTATGCTTTTGGAAACGGAGCAGAAAGTTATAAAATACGTGATTCATTAATTGGTAAATCTTTTAATTTTGGAGAAAGAGTAACCACAGTTGCGGCTCAGGATTACAAAGCTGCCGATAGGTTTTCTGATATTACATATAGTGGTATTTACAATGGAGAGTCAAATATCAATAAACTAAATGAATTTAATGCAGGTTTGTCTAATTTTAAACATTGTGAGTCTTCTTTTGGACCGATACAATTATTAGATGGTAGAAATACAGATGTTCTTACTTTGCAAGAAGATAAAATATCTTACGTTTTAGCTGAGAAAAATTTATTATCGGATGCAAGTGCCGGAGGTATTATTACAGCTACTCCTGAGGTCTTAGGAACTCAAATAGCCCGTACTGAAAAGTATGGTATTAGTTTTAATCCTGAGAGTTATGTTCAATGGGGATTTGATAGATTTTTTGCAGATGCAAAACGTGGAGCTGTCATTCAATTAAAAGGAGGCGATAGTCAAAATGAGCAGTTAGTAGTTATATCAGAGCAAAGTATGAGAACTTGGTTTAGAGATAAATTTAATGCTTCATTTAATTTTCAAAAACTTGGAGGATTTGACCCTTATATGAACGAGTATGTATTGGCAATGAATGACCAACAATTACCTTTAAACCCTCAATGTTTAGCTTGTGGTACTTCTCAAACATTTACATTATCTGTTGGTACAGAAGTTTCAAAAACATTTGAGTATTGCGTTGATTTAGGTCCTCTTGTGGGTACTTCTGAGATAACTTGGGCTTTTGTAAATATAGACCCGGGGGCAACTTTAAATGTAAGTGTAAATTATAATGGAACTGTTGTAACTTCAGGACCAACAAATGTAAATGGAAGTATTTTCTTTGATAAGAATAATATATTGGTTGAAACAGCAGACATAACTCTTACATATACGGGAGATATGGTTGTAGATGTACTTGCTGATTGTTGTCAAGCTGAACCAATGACTATAGTTGAAGTTGTTATAACAAACAATTCAGAGGCGGGGCAAACAATCCATACTCAATACAGATACACTAATGGAGCTTTTATAGGACCTCTTCTTTCTAACTTAGTTTTATTTGGAAGTGGAACAGCAAGCCCTCTTGTATCAAGATATAACACAAGTTCAGGATTTGTAGGTTCAGGTGCTTTTCCTCCTGAAGGAAGTACTATGAGATTATCAACAAATGCAATATCTCCTGATAGTTTTGTGTTTAATATAGCTCAAGATAAATTTAGATATTTAAGAAGTTCTACGTTGTACAATAATACCAATATAGATATGAACGCATTATTGGTAGCTTCTACGTTAGCCACCCCTAATGCAGGTTCAGCTCCATTGTACTATGCGGACTTTACGGTTCCTTTAAGTTCACTTGGGGATTATCTATATTTGATATGGGATTTAAGAGATGCTATACCTGCTGAATTATGTTTTGGAGGAACTCTTAATGACTCTTGCTGTAATTGTGTTCCGGGTAATTACTATCTAAATGCATCTTTTTCTACAGCTACAGCTATATTTAACGACATTAACTTGTCTATACCTGCAACTGATGGATTCTATTCAACAGGAGGAATTGTTAGAGAATTAGTAAGCGGAGTTTTATTACCTGCTCAACCTTGTAGTTCTTGCGGTGTTGAAGTATCTTTGTGTTTCGGAACAAGTGCTGTAGATGTATGTTGTAATTGCGATTTAACGTGTACAAGCTCTTACAATTACTATGAAGTACAGAATAATGAAACTTTTAATGCAACACTTTATTATTACAACGAAAATGGAATACTTATAAGTGATACTATATTGGCTTCACAAACAGCAGTATGGTGCTCTGTTGGAGCACCTTTCTCCGACTCAAGCATAACTATTGTTGATGTCCAATGCGATTGTGTAATATAATTTAATTAAAGAATATGGCAATAAATTCTCCTTTTTTCTTAGATGCCGCTGATTTAGCTACAGCTACAGCGGTATATTTAGATTTAGCATTAACAAACATAGCTCCTGATGGATTCTATGGAGATGGAACAATAACAAGAGAGCAGTCATCAGGAATACTTTTGACTGCCGAGGCTTGTGCTACGTGTGGAACTCCTTGTGGAAGTTCTATTTCAGGAAGTGGGGGTCAAGGTATTTATCTTGTAAACTTAGATACAGGAACTATTGATACAGGAGCTATAATAATTAGATTTTTTCCTCAAAATATACCTGATGGTATTAGAGTTACTTATGATGGAGTTGTATATAATAAATTATCTTCTCCTGCATTTGGAGAATTACAAAGTCCAAATTATGGACATTATACAATAGTAGGAGCATCAAGCTCTGTATCAACTTGTTCTTCTTGGTATCCATCAGGAGGCACATTACCATCTTTAACTGAGTATTTATGGAATGGAACTTCATTTATTTCTACAGGAAATACTCAATCAGTTACTATAGATGTTGCAGATATTTTATTAACCACTACATCTCCTTTATTTTGTGTGATGGTAATACCAAAACCTACAGGCACTCCTAACAATGTGCTTCTCGAAATGCTTGGTCCTTGTTCAGGAACTGCTTGGGATTTAACAGCAGTTTGTCCTGTGGCTTTACCTTCATTTTTAAGTTCAATAGAATATGAATCTTCATTTATATCTTGTGCTGCACCTTTAACTCAGACTTACTATTTTGCAAGTGTACAAAATACTCCGGCAGCTACTGTTGAATTGTATGATTATGTATTTTCAGATGCTAATGGAGAGTTTCCTTTAGTTAATGGTTTCTATCTTACTAATAATGTTGCTGTTCCAAATAAAGTAATAGAAGTAAATAACGGAATAATAGTAGCAATAACAGCTTGTAATACTGCCTGTTTAGATTGTGTACCGGGTACAGAAGTTACAATTGGAACTCAAGAATGGACTGTTTGTAATTTAGATGTAACAACTTATAGTAACGGAGACACAATACCCGAAGTAACTGACGCAACTACTTGGGATAATCTAACAACCGGGGCTTGGTGTTATTACGATAATGACCCTCTAAATGGTCCGACCTATGGTAAATTATATAATGGATATGCTGTAAATGACCCAAGAGGGTTAGCACCTATTGGGTATCATATTCCAACAGATGCAGAATGGACAACATTAGCTAATACAGTAAATGCTTTAGTACCTATAGGAAATGTTGGTGGTAAAATGAAAGAAACAGGTCTGTGTCATTGGGATAGCCCTAATACAGATGCTACTAATTTAAGTGGTTTTACAGCTCTTCCGGGAGGTTGTCGTGGCGATTTTGGCTTGTTCGTACATCTTGGTGCTAACGGAGATTGGTGGAGCAGAACCAATAATGGAGTAGGACTTAATTATATTCGCTATCTAAACTCCTTTAATGGCGTATTAAACAGCGGTTCATACACTCCAAATTATGGATTCTCAGTAAGATTAATACAAGACACAACTCCTCTTGTGCAGTTAGATTGGAGTTTTGTAGAAACTTCAGCAAATGGCGTAATGGTTATATATGTAGAGGGTAATTCTGTTATAACAAGAAATGTTTCAGACATTGGTACATACTTTGTTAATGTAGGAGATGTAATAGGTGTAACTGTAAGTTGTACAGCTTGTTCCGCTCCGAATGATAAAGCAAACGTATCTTGCACAGGAATAATAAATGACCTCACTTGTGTATCTATTAGTGCGAGTATTAATAATTATTCCGGTTATACAGTAACAAGTGGAGATGTAGGAACAATCTTAACTTTAGATACATTTGCACAATGTACAAATATTTGCTTATAAAATTAATAAGATTATGAATTATACATTATCATATAGCGAAGGAGTTGCCGGTTGGGTGTCTTTCTATTCTTATTATCCTGATTGGATGATTGGAATGAACAATTATTTCTATACTTTTAAAGGTGGGAATCTTTACAAGCACAATGTAAATAATTTAAGAAATACATTTTATCAACCTTGGTGGACTCAGTATGGTCAGCCTGCAAATGCTTTCACATCAACATCTATTCAAACAGTATTTAATACTGCTGCTCTTGAAAATAAATTATTTAAAACTATAAACATAGAAGGAGATGCCCCTTGGGGAGCAGCTTTAGAAACTGATTTACAGGTTTCAGGATTTATAGACCAAGGTTGGTTTGAGAAAAAAGAAGCGGCTTATTTTGCGTTTGTTAGAAACAATAGTATTGGAGAATTTGCACTTAGAAGTTTAAATGGTATTGGAAGAAGTTTCCAAGTTACCGGGGGTGTTGTAATTAAGTTCTCAATTAACCCATTAATCTCTATAGGAAACATAATTAGTATTGGAGATTTAATTTATTTCTTTCAACCTCCTGCAAATACGCCTTTGCTTGCAGGAAAGGTAACAGCGGTTACAGTTGACTATCCAAATAACTTAAACCAAATAACAATAACAACCGTAGTTCCGGGAGCTATAGTAACTCCAATAACTACGCAGAACGCTTATTTCTTGTACGTTAAAAATTCTGTAGCTGAATCTCACGGTGTTTTAGGACACTATTGTACAACTACATTATCTAATAATTACAATAGTAAAATTGAATTATTTGCAGTTGAAGCTAATGTAATGAAAAGTTTCCCTTAAATTTAATATCTTTGTATCAATATGGAATTAGAAATTAGAAATCTTAACGACACTGATTACGAAGAAATTCTTATAGAATGGTGGAAACAATGGAATTGGGAACCACCTGCTAAAGATTTTTTACCTGAAGATGGCAAAGGTGGTATAATTGTTTATGATGGAGATACTCCAATTTGTGCAGGATTTATATACGTTACAAATTCAAAAGTTGCTTGGGTAGATTGGATTATATCAAATAAAGAATACAGAATAAAAGAAAAAAGAAGAGAAGCAATTAAATTATTAATAGAGTCTCTTACAAATATTTGCAAAAATACAGGAAGTAAATATGGTTACGCATTGATTAAAAATCCAAGTTTAGTCCAAACCTATAAAGACCTTGGTTGGTCTAAAGGAGAAGGATATACAAGTGAAATGATAAAAATACTATAAAATGGGAGTAGCAACAGCAGTGGCAATAGGTGGATTAGCAATATCAGCAGGCACAACAGCAATGTCTTTTGTTCAAGCAGGAGAGCAAAAATCAAAACAAAGAAATGCAGAAGCTAAAGCAGCAGCAGCAATGGCAGAAGCACGTAAAAAACTTGAAATTAATTTTACGGATAAAATGGCTATAAAGAAAGAGCCTTATGAACTTCAGAGAGAAGCAATGCTTTCAGCAGGAGCTCAAGCTATTCAAGCAGGTGTTGAATCCGAAAGAGGAGCAGCTACTACAGCAGGTAAAGTTATGATGGCTCAAAACGAAGCTCAAGGAGCTATCCGTACAGCTATGGGTGCTGAACTAACAGACATCGAAAACAAACAAATAGCAGAACAAAGTCGTTTAAGAGATTTAGGGGTTCAGTTAGATTTGGGAGAAGTAGAAGGTGCTCAGCAGGCAGCAGCAGATGCAGAAAGAGCAGCCGCTCAATCAACAGCTGAAGGCTTTCAAGGACTATCATCAACTCTTCAACAAGGGTTGGCTATGGTTCCTTTATTTGCTAAATCAGGCTCAGCTAAAGCGTTTGGTAAAATTGAAGGCGAAATGACAAAAGGAGGGGTTTCCCAAGCTGATTTTCAAAATAAAGTAGCAGGCTTATCTACACAGTCAGGGTATGGTAATTTATCAGGTGTAGGAGGAATGAAAGGAGCTGACTTTACTGATTTTATGTCAGGACTACCAAAAGACCAATTAAACAACATCTATGGCTCATTATTTCCTAAAGTAAAAACTCCTTAAAAATGGCAACATACTATAAATATGCAGAGCGGGAAGCGGACTCGCAGGTAAATTGGGCAGAGGTCGGTAAGAATATGAGCGATATGCTTGCCGAAACTAACCGTGTTAGGGAAGAAAAGAAAGCAGCAATAGACCAAGCCACTCGTGATACAATGAACGAGTTGGCAACATCTCCTAATGGAGAACATACAGGAGCAAGACAGGCAGCATTAGAATTTGCAAACAACGCATCAAACTACGTTAGAATACAAGACAACCTCTTAAAAAGAGGTCAAATATCATTAAAAGAATATACCGTAAATAGACAAAATCTAAATGATGGTACTGACTTAGCGTTTAACGCATTGAAAGCCTATCAAGCTAATTATGGTAATACAATGCAAAGATATAGAGATGGAAAGGCTTCTTTATATGAGACTCGTCAAAGACAAAAAGCAGAAGGTTTTGGAAATTTTAATAAAGCAGCTTTATATATTAATCCTACTAATGGTAAGGTTATGTCTGCTATGAAGACTGAAAAAGTTGTCGATGGTAAAACAGTCTATACTATGGATGATACACCCGGTAAAATGGCAAGTGTTGACCAAATAAATACTATGATTGTAGGAGAGTGGGATAAATACGACTACGAGACACCTATAAAAGGATTTGTTGATGCATTAGGAGAAGAGAAGACAACTGCGGTAATACTTGGAGGTATTACAAAACAAGGTAAAATAACAAGTATTGAAGATATTACAAAAAGAACAGATATAATTGAGGATGATAAACAAAAATTATATAAATTTATTAATTCTGAAAACGGAATGATTGAAACCATTATAGGACCGCCTATTAATAAATTGCGTGTACTTATGGACTCTATCCCTGTAGCCCCAAATGGAAAGCCTTACGATATAACAGATGACCCTGAAGAGGCTAAGAAAAACCCTAATTTAATATTAGAAATAATAAATCCGAGTACAGGTCAAGCCGACCCTGTATTTACTGATGAGCAAACTCAAGATGCTGAAGAGTTTATTAGAAACCAAATGAGGTCTCAATACGACTATAAAGAAGAAGGTCAAGCTGTTGGGGCTGTATCAAGAGATGAAGAGTCTCCTGAAGCAAAAGCAGGAAGAGATAAAGATAAAGAACTTGTAAACACAGCTCAAATGATTGGTACTCTTTGGGGAGGAGCTAACGGAGCGACTATCGCTAAAGCTACTACAGCATTTAGAGATATTAACCCTAATATAGAGAAAGTAGATAGAACCGTAAAAGGTGTAACTGTTACTCTAAAAGGTCCTGATGGAAAACTACAGAAAAGAGAACTTCCTTTCTATGGTACAGATGGAAAATTAATGACTCAAGAACAATTTATTTTATCGGCAGGTCCATTATTAGGTGGTAATGCAGATTATCTATCAGCAGTTAAAAAAGGTGGATACATTAAAAATGCCAAATTTAATGACAGAGACGAAGAGTTTTCTGAAGTAACACGTGAAGCTCCTCCTGTAAAAGCTAAAACAGTAAATGTATCAGATGACTTATTTACAGACTCAGATGAAGAAGATTCTGCAACTTTGATAACACAAAAATTAAGAGGAGCAGGATTGCCTATCGGTAAAGTTGGAGAGGCAAACAAATGGACTGTGGACCCTACAGGAGGATATGATGATGAGGTTACTATAACTGCTCCAAGTGGAGATACATACACCTATAGCTCTGATGGAAATGTAGAAAAAAGAGCAGCTGATAAAGCAGGACTTGCTAAATTTATAGAAGAACAACAAGCACCATAAAATAAATCAATATGAACGAGCAATATTTTCAAGACTTATATGCTTTGATAAAAGGAAAAGATTCTTCTTATGAAGGAAGATACTCTTATGACCAATTCAAAACAAAAATTCAAGATGAAGCTTATGCTGAACAAATGCATAATTGGCTTTCAAAGAGAGACGAGTCTTTTAAGAATAAATCTTTAGAGGCATTTGTTGGAGAGGTAAAAGGTGTTTCTACAAAAACAAAACCTGTTGCAGCTCAAAAAAAAAAGTTTTCATTGGACTCAGAAGAGCGTCAACAGAAAGAAGCAGCTTCTACGGGATTGTCATTGGGAGGTGGTTCTTCGGCTACTCAACCTACTAAAAGAACAGCCTCAACTTTTGGAGATGAGGTAAGAGAGGCAATGCCTCAAATGAGAACTCTTACTGCGGCTGATTTAAAAGGTGTAAACTTTAAGAAAACAGACCAACAAAGATTTATTGAAGAGCAACAGAGAAAATTCAAAGAATCTGTTGCTATGAAGCAAGAAACAAAAAGAAGACAAGGATTAGATGCTGTAGAAGAAGCTAAACAACAGAAAGAAAAAAAGTCTTTAAATAAAGTAGCGAAATCAGTTCCTGAGTTTTTAAAATCACTTAATGCAATAGACTCTAATCTTACAGCAAAAACTGAAGAAGAAGCTATAGTTACATTAAGAACTAAGTTTGCTAAGTTTGGAATTAACTTTGAAGAAACCGGTTTTGGTACTGACAAGATTATTGCTAAAACTTTAGATGGTAAAAAATCTATAGAAATTGACTTAGACAATTGGAGTTCAGGAGGGGATGTAGAAGCCTCGAATAAATTAAAATCATTTATAAGTGATAACGCTGTTCCTATAAACGCACCTATAACAGGGGATTTATTGACGAAATCAGTTCAAGCACAAAAACTTCGTAAAAATGGTAGATTAAATCCTGATGGAACTTTATCTACTGTTAAGTTTACCTCTTTTGAAGAAGATGGCAAGTACAAAGTTATACCTACTTTATTTCCTAAAGACCCAAACAATTATTCTTCGGACCCAAAAACTTGGGAAGAACTTCCATTTAAAGAAGCCATTAAAAGAGCAAAAGAAAGAGGAGAAGTTTTTGACTTCAACACAGACAAAGAAGCAAAGGCTTTTGCTAAGGGCTCTTGGAAAGATGTTAGTAAAATAGATGTTGAAGCTGATAAATTCTATAAATCACGTGGCGTTGATTATATGTCTAATAAAAAGACATACGATGAGTATATCAAAGTTAGAGATATGGTTGACTTCTTACAAGAAGGAGATGGAGGAAGTGCTGAAGCAAAAAAATACCCAAATCTTGTTATTAACGGTAAAATGCGTTTAGATGCTGATAAATTATTAGAAAAATATAAGAAACAAGAGGAAGTATTACGAGGACAAGTTTTTGATTCAGGATTTATTAATGAAGGAAAAATTGAAAAAACAAGAGAAGACTTTGACCTTTATTTAGATAAAAAATCAAATTTAGTAGCACAAGAAGCTGCAAAAATAAACAATAAAGCGAAACAAGAAAAAGCAATAGTAGATGAGCAATCTATAAAGTTTTTCAATATTCCTATTGATAAACTTCCTTCTTACCAACCTAAAAACGATAGAGAGCAGTTTCAGAAAAGCAACCTTATAAAACAATATCAGGAAGTTAAACTAACTCAAAACTACGCTGCAAAAAAATACGAAGATGCTAAAACATATTTTGATGCAAAAATAAACAAACAAATACAGGGGGAGTTTGATGATAATTGGTCAGGATTCTCTAACGCTGTAAGCGATGCCTACAAAAATGGTAAAGCAGCACAACAAATATTAGCTTTTACATTAGGAATAAAAGATGTAGATAGTAAAACAGATAAAGAAGAAGCCTCTCGAATTATTGTTGATAATCTAACTAATCAATCAGGTAAAACAAGTAGAGTAATGTCTCGTTGGCAACAAGCCTCAGGAGTAGCAGAATCATTTGATGCATTTTTAGATAACCCTTTTGAATTGGCTTTGACTTTGGCAGGAACAAGTCTTAGTCAAATATTACCTTACGGTATGAAGATAGTAGCCGGTACTACAGCGGTTGGAACAGGAACAGGAGCCGCTATTGGAGCAACAGGTTTTCTTGCGGGTCCAACAGGTATCGTATCTACTCCTGCCGGAGCTATTACAGGAGGAGTTCAAGGTTTTAGAGTAGGTATGGCAGCTACGAGTTTTGCTATGGAATATACAAATTCTGTACTTGATGTAATGAGAGAAAAAGGTTATGATGTAAATGACCCTAATCAAGTTGCAGAAGGTCTTAGCAATCAATCAGTATGGGATGAAGGAGGTAAAAGAGGTCTTGAAAGAGGTCTTCCAATTGCAATAGTTGACTATTTATCAGCAGGTCTTGCAGGTAAAGTATTTAAACCAACAAGTGTACTTGCAAGTACAACAAGAAAAGTAGGCACTCAGATAGCGGAACGTGCTGTATTTGACCCTTTAGCAGAAGCTACAGGAGAACTTGCTGCACAAGTGAATGCAGGTCAAGAAATTGATTGGAAGGAAATTTCTGCTGAGGCATTAGGAGGTATAGGGAATAACAGCTCTAATATGGCTATCAATACTTACAGAGGAATTAAAAACAACTCAAATATAGAAATAGCAAATAAACTTACTGATGTGAGTTTTGTAGGCACAGAGTCAGCTTCTGATTCAAGAATATCATCTTGGGCTAATAATATGCACCAACTTGGTAAAATTGATGCTGATATGAACCAAAGAATACAAGAGAACGTAGGTTTAAAAAGAGATGCAAGAGAGGCTTTGTCTGTAGGAGAAAACAAAAATAAAATCAAACCTACCGTATTGGCAAGAACTATGGAGTTGATGTCAGCTAAAGAAGAGCTTACCTCATCAACTAATAGAAGAGAAATATATTCAGACAAGATAAAAGAAATAAATCAAGAGTTAGCAGTTATTGCTGAAACAAAAGAGTTAGCTCCTGAAGAGGCTTCAGTTGACCTAAGCAAAACTTTAGGAACAACTAAGAAAGGAATTGCTCAATATATGATTGATGGTGTAAGATATACCAAAGAACAATTTGTTGAGAAGACTGAGGGTATGACTGCAAGAAGACTTTTACGTTCTGCACTTGGTGTAAAAAATGACGAAGAGACAGGAGTAAAAGTACAGGAGATTATAAAAGAGAAAACAAACTCTCAGCTATCGGCAGACGAGTTGACTTCCCTTTTAGACTTAGAAGAAGATGAAGATGTTGTCGAAACGCCAACCGAAAGTTCGACTTCTGAAACTATCATCAATACAACAGCACAACCTGCTGTAGATTTAGACTTAACAGTTCCTGAAAACAAAGACAATATTATTGTTGCTGATTCATCTAATGGATTTATTTTAGTTGACTCAGATACCAATACCCCTATTGAAGTTTTCAATGATAATGCAGGAGAAAACTCAGGTATCTCTAAGCCATACGCTACTCAAGAAGAAGCACAGGCAAGGATAGAAGAGCTTAAAGCAGAACCTGCTCAAGAAATAAATTTAGGAATAGATATTCCTGAGAATCCATTAATGGATGTATCAAGTACATCAACTGCCTTAGGAAATGCTTATTATGAAGAAAGAAAGTATGATGAATACAAAGAAATTAGAAAAATAGCAGGGGTAAAGGATACAGGTACGTTTACTGAAATTTCAAAAGCATATCACGAAGCTAAGGTAGATGGAAGCAATCCTGAATTAGTAAAAGCAGTAGAAAATTTATTAGTGTCTTCAAAGACACAGCCAATATCTCAAGAGGACTTAGAGATAACTGAAAGCGAAGATGGATTTAAGATTTTTAATAATAAAACCAATCTTTATGAAGAAGGAACAGATGAGCAAGGTATTGCACCATCTTATGCTACAAGAGAAGAGGCACAAACTAAATTAGATGAAATAGTGTCTTCAAAGACACAACCAACAACTCAAACTCAAACAAATGAAACAACAACAGAACAACCAACAGGACCTGTCGCAGGCAACAGACTCTTCAACAAGCCTCTCACGGAGGTTAAGAAAATCGCTGATAGATATTACGAAAGAGTTTTTGGAAGAAAAAGAGCCGAGTTCAACGGAACAAGAAAACTTGACAAAGAAAGAGCAAAACGTATAAGCGATGCCTTCAAAGAAATGAAGCACGACCCTAACAATCCTGAAGTTAAAGCAGCTTATGAGGCTTTGGCAAAAGAAACTCTTGACCAATATCAAGACTTTTTAGATGCAGGATATAGAGTCGAAATAAATAATGAGGAGCCATACGCTAACTCTGAAGAGGTAATTGAAGACCTTAGAAAAAATAAGAGAATTAAAATATTCTCTACTGAGTCAGGATTTGGAACCCATAAGATTAGTAAGATTCAAAGAAGAGAAAATCCTTTACTTAGAGATTCAGGATTTAAAGATGTAAATGGTAAAGAATTACTTATCAATGATGTGTTCCGTGCTGTTCACGATTTCTTTGGACACGCAGAATTAGGAAACTCTTTTGGACCTATAGGGGAAGAGAATGCTTGGAATGTACACGCAAGAATGTACTCTGACCTTGCACGTAAAGCTGTTACCACTGAAACACGTGGTCAAAACTCTTTTGTAAACTTCTCAGGAATAAACGAAGAGGTTGATGCTATGAGAGCAGAAGCTCGTAAATTACGTGAAGCAGGAGACGAACAAGGTGCTCAAGAGATAGTAAATGAAATTTACAATAAAACAGAATTTGCGTATCAAAAAGTTGGAATACTTCCTGAGGAGTTCCATAATTTTGATGTTGAAGACGAAGGAGATACTAACTTAAATCCACAGGGATTAAATATTAGAGAAGAAGTTGCACCTGAAGAATTAGGCACTCAAGGATTGTCCGAAGCTGAACTTTCGGGATATGACCGAATGATGGGGATAGTTGATGGTATAACTCAAAAGGTGCTTAAAGAAAGAGGAGGAACAAATGAAAGGGCATTTCAAGCAGCTCTTGATTATCTTCAACAAGACTCTAAAGTTTACGAGAATGCCACAGATGTTCAGAGAGAGGCTTTGGTTCGCCAATTGCGTAATCAATTTGGTATTAAAGAAAAGAGAGCTCCTTCAGCAGCAAGAATACTTGGTAAGTTGAAAGACATTAGAAAGGTAATAATGACTGAAAGAGTTGCACTTAATAAGCAATTTAAAGACCAAATTAGAGGTGGTAAATATGCTGTGAAGGCTGTTAAAGAAGCTACTAAAGAACTAATAAAAGAGGTAAGAGAACTAAGAAAGTCAGGTAAAATAAACAAGATTCAAGAGCAAGCCATTCTTAATAGATTAGGAAATACAAATGTGCTTAGTGAAAAATCTACAAGAAGATTTATTGAATATGCAACAAAGGTATATAACAATGCTGACTACGCTCAGAAGTTAACTGATGCTCAAAAATTAAGAAAGAAAATCAGAAGTTTATCTCGTGATAAAACAAAAGATGCTAACCTACGTGATTTAGCTGCTAAATTTGGAAAATTAGACCCCTCTATTGCAAAAAGCATTGAAGTCTATAATGATATGGCGACTAAAATAAAAGATGCTGTAGATGGCTCTAAAATAAGCGGTCAGAAAGTAAGGTTTGCAAATACAGTAAACATTCAAGATGCCACTGAATATATTAATGTAGAAGAGAAATCTCAAGCAGATATAATCCGTGATGAAAGAATTGCTGATTTACAAGACTTGATGGGGGTAGATGCTTCTGCCTTTACTGAGGCTGAAATGATGGCTCTGTTGGAGGAAGATAAACCAATGACAGATAAAAACGAGGGCATAGTAAGAGATACCATCAACACAGCTTTTGAGATTTATTCTGCAATGATACAGAACAGTATCGATACCGGAGTAGATGCGTTCACAGGGGAAGATGTTGAATATACTAAGAGAGAGAAAGAAATTATCTCTAAGTTTATGGCTATGGACCCTAAAAATATGACTACTAAAAATGCTCTTGCAGCAGTTGATGCACTTGCTAACTTCATAGAGAACAAGTCAACAGCTTCTATGGATGCTGTTACAGCTACATACGAAGGAGACCAAAACGCTAAAATTGTTTTAAGAAAAGGAATTAAAGCTATTCAACTTAAAAAATATTTTTCTAAGCAACTTGGTAGAACTTTCGCAGAACAAACTACCAACTTAAATATTGTTTTTGAAAAAATGTTTAAAGGGTTTAATCGTGGTGGTGTAGTTCAAGATTTGATGGGATTAACAAAATTGATTAACAAAAAAGCATTTGCACAAACCCAATCAAATAACATTATAAATGATTACGTTAAGGCGTTTTACAATAAAGATGTGAGACCAAACGGACAGAAGTTTAATACAGCAGAGAATAATACCGAAAGAGGTATGGCTGCGTTTATGCTTAGAAATGTTATTGGAACTGAGCAAGAAATGCAAATCGAGTTCGGAAGAAGAAAAGGATTAATAGAGCAATCTATCGCAGCTTTAAGAAAAGGAAACGAACAAGAGCAAAAGAAAGCAGAGCTATACCAAAAGGTGTATGAGAAGGTAATTGGTAATTCAGCAGATATTCAAGACATAAAAGACAATACTGACCCTAAAAACTTAGAGGCTATTGACTTTTGGCACAAACAATGGGATAATCAATTTGATAGATTGTCAGATGTAGCTCTTAATGTTTATAACAAAACTTTAGATAGAGACTTAAATTACTCTCCTGATAAATACGTTAGAATGGATAGTGCTCCACAAGATGTTGATTTAACAAATAGCGATTCAGCATTTATAAATAATACAAATGGTGTATTGTACAATAAAAAAACAGGAGTATTAGAAGATACGACAGGTACAAAAAATCTTCCAATGAATGCGAAGAAAGATGTATTGAGTTATATTGACTTATCTTTTGATAAAAACAACTCTAACTCTATGTACGATGCCCTTGTAGATATTGAGACCGCAGCCCCAATTAGACAAGTACAGGCATTTTTAAATTCTGATAGCTTTAGTAAAATAGTTCCAAATCCTGAGGATGCAAAACTACTTACGAATAGAGTTCAACTATACGTTGCTAACACAAGAAATAAAAATCCATACTCAAATGACGAGCTTTCTAAGGCAGTCAGAAGATTAAATAAAATAGCAACCCTTGGTGTTGGACAAGCATTAGGAGGACCGACTCAGGTCTTCAAACAGTTTGTTCCGGTAGCTATGAACACTTGGGTAAATGCGGGAACTTTTAGTTTAACAGCATCTTATAACTCTGATTTTAATAATTGGATTTCTCAGTCAGGATATGCCATTGCTAATAGAGGTATTGAGTCTCAAGCAGAAGTTGAATCAATCAACAAGTTAATTGAAGAAGCAGCAAACTCTAATGCAAAAAAAGCAATGGAGCTTATTGAAGAGGCAAATAGAAAATGGTTAAAAACATTCTTAGTTAGACCCGATGTTGCAGTAGCGAGAGCTTCTTTCAAGGCTTACTATGAAAAATCTTTGAAGCAACAAGGCAAAGACTATAAGAATATTGACTACTCTAACCATCCGTTAAATGAGACAGCAGCAAACTATGCTCAAAGAATGGTAGATAGACAGCAAAACGTATCTGACCACGATTTAGCAGGAAGTTTATTTTCTTCTAAAGAAACAGGTAAGCAAGTGCTTACTAAAATATTTATGGCTTTTGCAAGTTTCAGGATGAACCAAGCATCAAGATTAGGTGCTGACCTTTCAACATTAGGATATTGGGGAGTTTCTACTAAAGAAGACAAGGTTATTGCAGCAAGGTCTTTAGCGGGTTACGCAGCGGAGATGGCTACTTTTAGAATGATGTCAGCAGGAATTACTATACTAACAGGTTATGCCGCTGCATCTATGATGGGTAAAGGAGAAACTGAAGATGAAGAAGATAAAAGAATTGATGGGGTATTAAAAGGTCAAGCTACATCTGTAGTTACAGATATTTTTTCTCCTCTACCTATTCTTGATAAACTTGTTCAAACAGGAGCTGCAAATTTCTTAGCAGAGGTTCAGGATGCTTTAGATATGGATGAAGAAGATAGATTGTCTTTGTACTCAGCCAAGCCTGAGGAGTTTATAAAATACCTTGGGATGTATGGTATAGCTCCTGATAGAGCTATGCAATTTTTCGGAATGGTAAAATTATGGGCTACAGGAAAATATAAAGATGATTTTAATAAAGAACACGAAATATCTGAACAAGATAGAAAAGCAGTAGGAGTTTTATTAGGTCCTGCTTTCTTGACAAATATTGGAATACTCCCTCCCGAAGTAGCAGGTGCTATCAGAGGCTCTATAAAAATGGCTAAGAAGAGCCAAACATCATACGAGGACAAACAAGCTAAAGAGGATAAGAGGATTAAGAAAGAAGAAGAAGATGCTCAAGAAGTAAAAATACTTGAGGAAATAAGTATGGATACCTCAGACCCTGAAAAACTTTCTTTAATACAAGACCAAATTAGAAGACTTTCTAATGAATCAGAAATTGAAGCTGACCAAAGAAAAGCAAGGAACAAAGAAATAAAGGAGGAAAAAGCTAAGCTTTTAGGAGAATACGCCAACGAAACTCAAATGAAAAGGTATGACCGAGCACTGTGGGAAGAAACTTTTGGAGAAAACTCTGAATGGTATAATGAATACAGAGAAGAAAAGTTACTTCAAAAAGAAGTAGATGATGCAACGCAAAAAATTGAAGATGAAAAGAGAAATTACACTCCTGTAGGCAAAGAAAAATATCAGTTCGGACCTCAAAGTAAAAAATCTAAAAGTAAAAAATTTGGATTTGGACCTCAAAGTTTTAATAGCCAAGACTCAGATAGTGATTATAAATTCGGACCTCAGAAATAATTATACGAACCGAATATACTTTAGAGCTTTTTGTTTATCATAATAAATCATTAGCTCATCATCATTAGAGGAGTTATCACGTGGGGGTCTTCCTCCCCACTTGATTTCTCCTTTTAATTTATCAATCTTTCCGTAAATTATACCATCTTCACACGACCATATTATTACGGGATTAAGTCTTTTATCTACTAACTTTACAGCTTTTCTTGCTGCTACAGGTAAAGGGTATGCATTGTGCATAGTTCTTATTCTACCTTTTACCTCAGCGTATGCAATTAACTTACCTGCTTTATCAAAGACTTTGTAATCAATGTCGTATGGGTCGAGTTTTTGAAACGAACCTCCAAAAGTATTTACGAATGTAGTTATTGCTTTGTGTTCTCTTTTTAAATCTTGTTCTGTTTCAAAAGTCATCTTCTTCTGTTGATTTTAGTATGCATCTTAATTCCATAATTAGAAACTGTGCTTCTTTTCTAACTAACTTAAAATCACGGTCAACCAAGCCTTCATAGATACTATCTAATAGCGAATGGTATTCATTTGTTCGATACGCAATTCGGGAAGCTCTCTCGTCTTCACTATCTTTCTCTTGGTCCATACATTACTTTTACTTGTTAAACAATTGTAGTATATGATGTTTGCATTCGTAAGAATTTGGCAAACGACCTGTTCTTTCTTCATAGTTCTGAATATAATTGAAAAACTCATCTAAAAGTTTTTCTTTAATTGCTACAGCTTCTTGAAGTTCGTTTGCTAATCTTACCACAGTTACATATATATCTACATCTTTTTTTACTTGGTCTTTAATAGATTTTCTTTTTTTAATAAAAATATTTTTGCAAGCAACATATTTATCTCTTAGTATTTGGTCATAAGTTAGTAAGTACTCTATGTTTTTTACATAATGGATTATAGTAGCGTGATTTTTATTTATTGTCTCTCCTATTAATTCGTAGCTATATCCACTATCTCTTAGAATTTTAGAGTAAACTTTACGGGCATCAACTACTCCTCTTTTACTATCTTTAACTTCTATGTCAACTAAAAAAACATCGTTAACTATTTTCTTGAGCTCGTCTATTTCTTCTTGTCTTGATTGCATAATGGTTTATAAATTTCAGCTTTTATACCGTGTTCTTTAAGTTCTTTTATTCTAAAATCTTGTAGGGGAGATGTTTTCCCATTTGGGGCTTTGACCTCAAAAAACTCAACATCTGAGTTAGGAGGAATAGCTATAAGGTCAGGAATACCATTCTTGTTGGTCTTAATCAACTTGATAACATAATATCCCTGAGCCTCGAGTTCCTTAATTTTTTTCGATTGTATTTGACTTTCCTTCATTTACGTTTTTTACGGAATTGATACGTTTTTTACGAAACTGATACGTTTGTCTCCTTCATCAACTCATTAACTGAAAAAGTAATGTGGTTGCACTCTTGAATAAACTCAATAAGTTTATCAAGGTCTTCTTGCCTAAACGCAAATCGGTTCGCAAGGAACCACGTGTAGGGGGAACAACTATCATCAAGGTCAATCTCGTTGAGCTGAAAGGCTAATTGCTTTTGAGGAAGTACAGTCATACTGAATAACAAAGTATATTCTGTACCTTTTTGTAACCATTTCTCATTTGGTATTTGAATTGGTTTGTTATTGTCATTTATGCATAAACACTTTATCATTTCTTAGTTGATTTACCATTATGACCATTTCTTCCTCTGTTGGATTTCATATTCTCCTTGACAATAGTTCCAATTTTAGTATGGCTCATATCCAAGTTGTCATTATTTCCATAAGTACCGGCATCACGATTGGCTTTATTAAGCTCTACCCTGTAGTTCTTACGTTTTTCAGTAGCTTGATACTTCTTGTCATAAGCTAACTTTCTTTTTTTTTCCTCATTAGACATATCTAATTTGTCATAGGAAGGGTGTTTCCCCGCTAATTTGTTTCTCATCTTGATTGTTTATTTAGTTGTCTCCTTCGTATGCTTTAGCACACTCTCTGTTACAAAATTCTCCTTCAGAGTCTTCTCCGCAATATCTGCAAGTACACTCTTTTTCTTCAGGTGGATAATCCCAATTCATAATTGTTTAGTTTAAAATTAATAATAAGCAACCGTATAAGGTAGCAAAAACTGCTACCCAAAATAATTTGTCAATAATTTTATTTATCATAAGTAAAAATCTTTTTTAAAGTGAGCTAATGTGTAGTCCTTCTTTTTTGTTACTGCTTTATAAATTTGTTCTTCAATACCTCCCTTGGAGAAAATCCAAAACACTTCGTTCTTTGGTCTATCCTTGGTAGTCATCCTATCCTTAGATTGCCAATAGCTCGTAGCACTAAAATCAATATTGTAATACACGAGGTACTCTGCTTTCTTTAGCGATATTCCCTCACGCCCTGATACAATCTGTAATGCTATGTTTTTATAAGTGTCTTCAAAGACACTAAGCTCTGTCGTAAGTTCATCTCCGAATACCTGCTTCAAAGCCTCAAGCTCTTCTTTAAACTTATAGAAGATTCCAATCTGACAGCCCATCCATTGAGACTTAATAAACTCTGCTTTAGTGGTGTCTATTACCATAGACTTCCCGCTTTCAAACTTCACAGTTCCTGAGTATAGCTGATGCATTTTACTCATTAGCTTTACGGGAGTATCTCCTAATATAACTTCTTCCTTTCCTTGAACAATTAAATCCCTGCTCAACTTTTTAATCAACTTGTAGGTTGATTCCTTTAGTTCGACCTCAAATACTTCT